TTGCGTTTTAGTGGCGTCGAAGAAATGTCGCCGCAAGACTTTGAACATTTCAAACAAACTAGAAATCCGAACGAACCTGTATACCCATCAACAGAAGGACAGCATCCATTCAATGAAGTAGAACTACGCGGCGGCAAGGTTAAGACCCTCGGTTCATCTACAGCTAAAGAAGCTTTACAACAAGCATTGCGTGACTTACCAGATGATCCTAAGTATATAATTTATAGGAAGCTTGCAGAACAAGCTATAAAATATCTTCCTGATGTTCCTGTTTACTATGTAAAGACTGGTGACATAGGAAGTCAAACTGCTGGCGCTCTTTATAATTTACAAAGAAACCAAATTCTTATGGGTGATAAGCCAGTACCTGGTATGCCCCACCAAGTAGTTCTATTGCATGAAATGATGCACGCAACGATGCAACATTTGTATAGCGTCAATAAAAATTTCAGAACTACAATGGATAGAATGTTTAAAGAGTATATGGATAAGTTACCTAAAGATGAAATACCTACAATTGATATTAGAAAGGGGGGCGTTGAAGAATTTATAGCTGAATTTGCAAATCCTGTAGTGCAAAGACAGATGGCTCGCGTACTAATGTCTAAATCGTTAGCTGAAGACTTAGATATGGGTGCATGGGCTAAAGGTACACAGACCTTGTGGGCTGGTGCCGTTAAGGCATTTAAAGATGGGCTAGAAAAACTAGGATTTAAAATACCCGGCAAGGATGACGCGAGTAGGTATACAATACTTGATGGTATGTTAAGAATGTCTGATGATGCGTTCATGCATCGTAGCAGGCTTGCTCGTACAGATTTTGCTAACATGACTAGGGTGATGAATGAACACACTAATAACATAGAAACGGTTAGAGAAAAGCAACACGATACGCAACAAAGTATAGTTGATACTGTACATGCTGCTGCTTCTAATCCTAGTAGTGCTGAAACAATACTCGAAAAGAGTGGAGCATCTGTATCAGATCGTGCTGAAGACCTACTAGCTAGAAGACCAAGAGGCATTGGCACAGAAGCATATTACAGTTTCGCTTCTAAGCTTATGACTACAGATACATTCCGTATGGCTAATGAGAAGTTCTTTGGTAAGCTAGACGAGAACAATCCGTTTCGTAAATATGTTGAGAAGACATTACAGAGAGCTAGAGACTTTGAAGAACGACTTAATGTTAAGCGTGATTTTGTAGCTAAGATGGCTAAAGCTACAGCGGAGATCGGCAAACAGGAAACTGAAAAGCTATCTGATATATTATCTAAAGCAACAGCTTATCGGTTCGATCCACGCTCTCCTATAGGAGAGGGGATGAACGGTTGGTTAAAGACGGCAGCAGACCGCCTTGCAGCAGCAAGAGCGAAGGGGGAGGAAGACCCCAATCTATTCTATAAGCACCAACAAGCAATGGATAAGAGTGGTGAATTACTTAGCGCCTTCAACGCTCTACATCCGAAAGCAAAGGAATGGTTTGGTAAGTTAGTAGATGACTATGCTGCCAAGGGTAGGGAGCGCGCAGAGATAGCCGTGGATGCCTTGCTACATACTATAGATAGTGAGGGAAGAAAATTCATAGCAGAGCCGAAGCTCGATCCAACCAATCCAAAATCAGTGGATGCAGTAGAATACGCCAAGTACCATAATAAATTCGAGACGGATTGGGATAAAAATAAAGCTGGACTACGGCAACGAATACTAGATGATGACCTAACAGAGAACGATACGGAATGGCTAGCTAACAGAGGCATCGACACTACAGATGATATACATGCACTCTCGGTGCCGAAGGGACCGTATGTGCCATTAGATCATGCTGGTGATTGGCTTATCAATGCACGTTATAAAATAACCCCACCAACAAATGGCAAGCAAATAAACGACAACACATATGAGTTTAAAACTCCTGAAGCGATGAGAGAGTTTCTAAGTAAACAACCACCCAACTCTCGTCCATATGTTGTACACTACAATGACAAAGGTGAAGTAACTTCTAAGGCAGAGAATTGGCAGAACCCTGATGGGTCTATGGGCTTTGCTAAAGACAACCGAGCTTGGCGTGTGGAGGTTAATGATAAGTATTATTCTGGACATGACAATCTATCGTCAGCTAAGAAACGCTTTGAGGAATTGAAAGCAACTGGTGCGTTCGCTAAGATAGCTGAACCGGCACTGAAACAAACTGGTTGGTATTCCCAGATGGAAGTAGCTTCCCCATTGTTTAAGAAGCTAATAAACTCCATAGATAGACGAACCGACTATACCGAAGATCAAAAGAAGTCGGTTAAACAATTACTGACTGATACCGCCATTGGTTCAATGGAAGGCAATCGTATTGCTAAGACATTACTACCGCGTAAGATGGTAGCTGGTTGGGACTCAGACTTCATTAAGACCTATGACAAATATGCTGACATGCATAACGCTTTAATATCTCGTAACAAGTACGCTAAGGAAATGGGCGATATACAAAATGAAATGATCCAACATGCTAAAGACAATGAATATGAACGCGGCAACACTGAGCGTAGTGCTATACTTGATGAGCTACATGACCGTGACAATTTCTTTGGCTCACCTAGCTATGTGGGTGGTGAGGATAGTAAGCTCGGCAAGAAGGTAGCACCCGTACTAAGAAAAGCAGGAGCCATATCGTTCCTAAACCACATGGTATCTGTTGGACATGTGATTACACATGCTACACATCAGATCATAACCGCTGACATGGTAGCAGCTAAGTATGGTGGACTAGGCACTATGGGAGAAGCTGCTAGGCTGCACTCAATACTTTCTGGTGCCGGTTTTAAGAACGCTTGGCGTTCAGTCATAGAAGCTAAGAATGTGATCACTAAAGATAGTAAGGGGCTTAACTATGTAGAAGGTTTAATGGATGCATTGAAGAGCCATAGGTACGGCGCAGAGCTTCAAGCCTTTATGGATAAAGCTATAGCAACTGGACGTGTACATCCAGATCAAGGGTTTGATACTTCGATCTATCATATGTCCAGTGGTAAACTAGACGCATGGTCAAGTAAACTAGACCGTATGTCTAGGCAACTGTTGGGATCGACAGAAGCATACAATAGAGTATGGGGACATGCCTTGGCGTATATTAGGGCTAGAGAGGCTGGAGAGAATATAGAACAAGCTACACGTTCATCGTTTGATATGGTAAGTCAGTCTCAAGGTTTATTGTCTCGAGCTAACATGTCACCTATTATGTCTAAATGGTACATGCGCCCCACAATGCAGTTCAGAGGGTGGGGCATGAACATGATGATGAATATTTGTAGGAGTTTTTATAACGCATTCAAAGGTGAAACCCGTGAAGCTAAAGTAGAGGCATGGAAACGAATTGCATATCTCTTTGGAACTACAGCGGCGCTTACGGGTGTTAATGGCCTTCCTTCTGATCCTATGCGAATTGCCCTTGCTCTCGCTGGTGCTCTTAATATTACTAATTATAATTGGTCGGATGCTCAGGATGCTATGAGAGAGAAGTTTGCAGAGCTGGGTGGATCAGGATTTGCTAATCTAGCTATGGATGGCTTACTTGGTTCATTAGGTCCGTTTAGTTTCTTTGGTGCCGATCGTATAGGGTTTGGAAGTTTGTTAGTGTTCGGTGAGCCACAGAGTTCTAGCTTACCTGACTTCTCTGCATGGATGTGGGGATTAGTGGGTGGTGCTCCCGGTCAAACAGTATCAAATGTAGTTCATGGCATTAATGATCTACGGCAGGGGAACTATGCTGACGCTATTGCTAAGTTAGTACCTCTTAAGATCATAAATGATTGGGCTAAAGCATGGAGTGGCTACACAGAAGGGAAACCAACTGGGACTGGTGTGCCGGGTATGCCTCCTTATAGTACTGGTGAGGCAATCATGCAAGGTCTTGGTCTAACACCGGCAAGACAGGAACGATATAGAGAAGCACGTACAGCAGAGCTAAGAGCAGAAAAGACTTCAAGGGATGAAGTCTCTCAACTACTCAATGCTGTGGGTACATCTAATGCAGGACCGGATAGACTTAGAGCAATGCAACAAGTATCAGCATACAACCTGCAACATCCAGAGGATCGTATAACTCCGCAGGATGTAGCGAAAGCCATCCGAAGGTCAACAGCACCATCAGGATTAGGAAAAACACTCACCAACCGTAATCGTGAGAGGATACAACAGTTGCAAAACTACTACGGGTTGTAACTATTGATAGTGAGGAGAATGACATGAGTACACTCGGTCTAATCTTGGTGGTCATACTTATCCTAGTTCTGGTAGGTGGGGTAGGTCCACACTTCTACACTGGTGCGCCTTGGCAACCGGGCTATGGCTTCGGCAATGGTGGTATCGGAATAGTCGGGGTCATCCTGATTATAGTCTTGATCCTAGTCTTAACGAACAGACTTTGATCACTATGGATAGTGAGATAAGTGCCCGGTAATCGACTTCTGAAAAACAGAAAGGAGATATACAGATGACAACTGGTGTTTTTCTAAGGCCCCTAGGAAGCTCGCTGAGTGGCCTCTTTCATTTTGGCTACTACCCTAGCCGGAACCCTATAAAGTCTGTCCTACCCCGGTCCCTGTTGAGCCTATCGGCCTTCCAGTATGGGGGGAAGGGGGTTCGGCGCTCCGATCCTCAATTACCCCATTCTTTAAGTGTAACATAAGATTGTGGCGAAATTATGACCTACACAAATTTAACTTGTACAATACTATGCGATTATACATATGTCGTAGCGTTGAGCTGGTCGTACTTAGCTACGACGATCGTTGCTCAGATCGACGCTACGACATATGCGTAATGGGTCACTCTAAAAAACTGCCTAGACAGAAAGCGTCACTATAAATAATGATACGAATAATGGCATAGAGTAATACAGAAGGAAAATGTAATATGCCATACGATGAGGTGATGCATAAGTTTAAAGAAGGAAAGTTGCACTCCGGTAGTGCAAAAGGACCGCCTGTCACAAAACGGAAACAAGCTGTTGCTATCATGCTCTCTGAAAAGCGTGAAGCAGCTAAAGGTAAAGAGGAGTATCAACCTGTGAAGAAAACAAAAAAGTATGATGACGGCGGACCAGTAGCTTCCGCCGATATCCCTACCCCTTCCCCTCCTAAGATTGCGGGTCGTATAGCGGCAGCGAAAGACCCTGACGTCACTAGCGATAGTGATAACAAGATAACTGGGAGGGTTAAAGCTTCAGCCTATAACAAGGGAGGTGCCGTATCAAGTTGGCGACGTTGGTAGAAATCACATCAACACTTAAACGAGGAAACTCAAATGGCAACACAACCGCAACACCCTGCTCCTCCTACTACCCGTGATGCTCCTGCACCTGATGCACCCGCACCAGCACCTACTGGTTCTCCCGGCGGTATGGCATCTGATGCTATCACTGCATTGGCAGGTGAGATCGTTACGAATATGAAAGGCGCACCTGATAGGTTTAGGACGCAGGTTGAAAATAACCCTGCTCTCAAAGCTATGATGGATGAAGCCAGTGGCAATATGATTGGCGAGATTGCCCAAAGCATCCGAAGAGTTGTTGAGTCTGAAATCGCCAAGGTAACTGGTGGTGTAGTGCCGGGTAAGGCAGCGGCAGCAGCAGAAAGAGAAAGGACTGGTAGAAACAATCCGTCCGCGTAAAGTTTACGGCGTAAACTCGGTCACTAATCATAGTGACTTAACTAGGAGAAAGTATATGACAGACGTTGTATTCGTAGGGAAACTCTACTATGGTGATCGCCATCCCGATCAGGGTTTACCTCCCGGTGGTAATGGTGGTGAACATCCAGATCAGGGCTTACCTCCCGGTTGGGGTGGTAGGCCCCCGCATGTAGGTAACAGACCTCCGGGTTCTTGGGATCGTCCTATTGATCCGGGTTATGGTTGGGGTGGTGGAGAGCGTCCCGGTAATCGTCCTCCGGGCTCTTGGACACCTCCTGTTCGTCCAGATCAAGGCTTACCGGGTGGTAATGTAGGAGTGTCCCCACCTATCTATCATCCCGGTCATCCCGATCATGGTCTTCCGGCTCATCCCGATCAGGGTCTTCCAGAACCACCTCCTGTTCCTACTCACCCGTGGGAGCCACCAGCTGGTGAGGAGTTACCTCCGCCTCCTGAAGATATCGTTAACAGTTATGTTGCGGCGGTATGGAACCCCACCAAGCAAGAATGGAAAGTTTCGGTAAGTGATGCGAGCACCGCTGTACCGAAGTAACTATAAATAGTGAGCGGGGGGTCAGCCCCCCGTTTTACTACAGGAGGTTTTGATGCCCTATGATCGTAAGTGGTTCTTCGATACTGTCCGCAAGGATTTATTCAACGGCACACTTACTCAATCTCAAGTCGATGGTATGAACTATTTGCTTGAGGTTTGGGAGTGGGGCTTTGAAGCTAACAATCCCAACGATGGTACTATGTGGCTAGCTTATGCACTGGCTACGTTCTACCATGAAACAGCATACACTATGCAACCCATTGAAGAGTATGGGCGCGGGTCCGGTAAGAGTTATGGTAAGCCTGCTGGTCCCTATGGACAATGCTACTATGGGCGAGGCCATGTACAACTTACATGGGAAACGAACTATAAGAACGGTCAACAATACGTGAAGGATAGATATAATAAAGACTGCAAAATCTATCCAGATGCTTCAGGTATGCTTGACCCTGAGATATCAGCACTTGTATCCTATGATGGCATGGTATATGGGTGGTTCACTGGTGTAGGTTTGCCCAAGTATCTGAGTAAATCTAAGGGTATTGAAGACCCAATAAATGCTAGACGCATTGTGAATGGCACTGACAAGGCACAGACTATCGCAGGCTATTACTGGAAGTTTAAGAACGCACTCAAGCAAGTTCCGGGTGTATCGGTGGCAGCGCCTCTAGTCGATGAGACATTACCCGGTTTGCCTGAACACCCACATATGCCGGAACCGCCAAAGGAAGAGTAAGATGGAAAGTATCCTTGGAGAAATACAATCTATTTGTATATCGGCAGCTGGTGCCGCAGTGACTGCGCTTGTTGCCTATATGTTTAATTGGCTACGAACTTATCTTGAGATAAAAGAAAGTGATAGTAACGAGGCTGAGATACGTAATGCGGCAATGACTGAAGCGGGTAAGCTTGTTCAAGAGGGGAAGATTGCTAACCCTGAAGCAGTGCTTGAGAGTGCCACCAAAATTATATCTGACCTGCTACCGGCTATAAAAGCGGAGGACTATAACACTACTGATATCAAGGATATGATTATAGGTGCTGCCGCAACCTTCTTTCCTCCAGCAGGTTTGTTAAAATTTCTGAAGTAACATGGCTAACATCAGTGGTATTATCGCTCTCGTGGGGGCACTGGCTATTCTTGGTGTTTTCGCTATCATGGATTTCTATGCGATACGTCAATGCTTTGCACTGGCACAAGTTGGGCCTATACAAACTGACCTTTGTTCGCCCGAGCATATCTTTAGGTCGTCGCTCGAAATCGCAGGCTTCGCTATTGGTTTATATGGTGTCGCGAGAGTAATGAAGTCATGAGCAATATTGATCCACAGAAACCAAACATTATCATTCAACCTTCCAGTGGAGTAATAGGAGTAGCAACAGAAACTATTGGGGCACTTAAAGGATCACCCATTCTAGTTGTTATGGTAGCTCTTAACATTGCTTTCATTGGTGCTGGAACTTATTACCTTGGTCGGCAGCAAGATAACTTAGGTAGATTAATGGATAAAGTGTTTGATCGTTGCTTGCCAGCAGTAGATGGATATCGTTCTGATGGTAATAATAATCCTCTCTATCGTCCACCACATCGTCCAGCGACTGGTGTGATTGGGGATATACCTATTCAAGAAGGTGTGCTAGATAAACCATCCCCACCCCCTTAACTCTTCCTCGGGGTGGGTTTTATAGGCCGGATTGAGATGGTGTCCTCCCCCATCGTCTCTCCGGCCTACTTTTTATTTCAGTTGTTCTTTTAGATTATCTAATGCTATCTCTCTTTCCCAAGCAGGTGGTAGAGCAGTGATCTCTACATACCATGAGCGGTCTTCATCTTCTGGTGCGGGCGGAAGGACTTGAACCTTCATAGCACTAGGCTCTGGCATTTTAAGTGCCATGCGTCTACCAGTTTCGCCACGCCCGCAAGGTTGAGGTTGAGGATAAGGATAGTACCATCTACTATAGCATTTGCTTTCCGCTGGTGCTGCAAGCATCACTAACAATAGTGAGCTAAAACCCAAACTTCTTTTCATACTGTGTACCTCCTAGCTCTATTATCCAACAGTATTGGTTAACCGATATTATTTCTGTACCTCCTGTGATTTTTCTAATAGCATTTGTGCCTCCTAATATATTTCTTAATCCTTCTCTTATTGCACTAGTTGGTATATCTCTTTCTCTACAGAAGTGACTAAGGCTACTATCTGTAAATCGTATCCTTTTATCTTCCCTACCAATTGCTACATTAACTTCTCTAAGTTGGTTTTCTCTAGATGTACCCCTACCTTCTATTTCTATCTTACCAATAGGAGGTCTTCCGGCAGTAGTCCACAATTCATTTAGAATGATAGTATTATTTGCTCTATTGATTGAGAGATATTGTGCTAATACTGATATAAGTGCATCCTCTTTAGTGTAATCTGTAGGTGATCTATCTTTTTTATTACGCATACGCACAAACTCTTTTACTAAAAATCCGTATAAAGCATTTATATCTATACTAGCATACTTTAGATCATTAACAATTTTAGCGGCACAAAGTATAACAGCCATAGCAGCAGCCCAATAACGTTCATCCCTACCTACATTAAATTTCTTTTCAAGTACATTCTGTAAGTCCATTACATTCTTATGAATGGTTCTACCGTTCTCCCCTAAATATTTAGCATACTCAAGCCCAACCATACCATAGTTAGTCTTAAGTTTATGCAACATATTCTGCACTTCACCAGTTGTGTAACTTGATTTGAGTTGGTAGGTTGGTATACGAAATTCAAAGTCGCGTACTACACCAGCAGAAGTACCTTTAGTACTTTCTTGTACAGCATCAAGCACTGATGAATTAGCTGCATAAGTTAACATGGTTTGAAAGTCTTTCATATCCATTGCTGCTGATGCACGATTAAGACGACCCTTCTCTCGTCCTTCAGTCATTTGGAATATTATACTAGCTAAGTTACCAAACTGTTGTTTGGTTTTAACTTCATCCCAATTGAGTGGTAAATGTCTAATAGCACCAGCTTTGTTCATTGCCATATTAATTGTATCATTCAACCCACAGCGTGAGTTTACTGGATGACCCCATATAGCTGTAGATGTTTCCAATGATGTACTCTTGCCTATACCTGTTTCAGAACTATAACATCCAAGTATGATACCAGAGTGACCAGTCATTGGTACTAGTGGTGCTGCAAAACCTGATAACAATACCACATCAAGACCGGGGCGTTGCTGTTCAGTAATAACTTGGGCTATTTCAATCCACGGTTGAGGACTACCCATAGGACTATAATTTTGTAGCAAAGCGCCTTTAAGTTTAGGTACTACGCAGTGACTATTAGGAGAGAAGGATTGCCCATCAAAACTAAACCCATCAAACTCTCCATTCTTCATAGTCCAACCTACGGGCTCACCCCGCACCATACCTCCTGCTCTACTGCGTAACATCTCTTGGTAAGACACGAAAGCCTCCCGTGTATCTTTAGTGTACCATGGCAAAGCTATACCTTGTTGAGCCATAGTACGTTTAAAAGGTTCATCGCCACTAGTGAGAGAGTACGGTAATATTATTTCTTTCTCTTTACTTCCTTCTTCATATGTTATAAAATGCATATGATAATCATTACAATTAGGTTCTCCCCATGCTGATCCAGTTTTTATAGGATATGGAAATACTTTAATGGTTTGTTTTTCAAGTATACCATCTACCTTTTTTGCTTTCTCTGTATAGATATGCTGATCCTTCCCACGAAAATATCCCGGCGGTAGATCACTATTGTTAGTGCTTGGTTGCTTAAAATTAGCAGCAGAAACGGCACCGGGAACATTGAGTGGACTGCGCTTGAGTTTAAGATGTGGGCACGTCTTGCACTCTGCTGCACCATTACTATTAAACGTCTCACACTTAGGCGGACCTACTTTAGGCCGAGCTTTGTGATCATCTATATGATACTGAAGCTTTGCAACAACATCCTCTTCTCTATATGCAGGATGTTTATCGCTAAACCGAATAGCTGTCTCTTTAGCATTGGCACAATAGCTTGCCAACATTATAGTGTAAGTCCAAAGCGTTTCTTTATTATGGTTAGTACCACCATCTTCTAGTGATTTAGCTACGAACGGACAAACTGTAGCTACCCGATCTATATCAGATGGCGGGTATTCGTTCTTTGGTTGCTGCAATACATCGTCGGGTTCGTCATCATCACTAACGTTAGTGACCACGCTTAATTTAGTTTCCAGTTCCTCGAGCGTATATATTCTACCTTTATCGTAAAATATTTCAACAGGATCTGGTGTGCCGTGTTTAAAATTATAGGTTCCCGGCACACGAAGCACTCGTACTCTATCAACAGTACATGCACTATCAAATTTAACTCCTTTCTCGCGAGCTAATGCGGCAAGAGCTTTAGATAGCTTATCAAATGTATCTGGCAGTATGAACTCATTGCATATCCAATAAATATGCATACCTCCTTTACCACCACTCTTTACTATGAGTGTTGGGCTAAGAAACTCACCCATAAATTTACTGAGTGCTTGCTTCAATTCATTTGGAGAAGCATAGCCATCTTCCTTAACATCCATGTCCATCCATAGTGCTTTTGTTCCAATTACTTTTTCGCTTTTGCGAACTGCTATAGAATATCTATTACCGTTAAGGGTAGCTGTTTCAGTTGCGGATAAACACATATATGTATCAACATCACGTTGAACCCAATATGCTAAATCTTTTAATGCACTGTCAATAGTTTTATGGGCATTACCAGGTAGCCCATTACGCAAGCGATGAATTGTGACGTAACCATTCTCACATATAGGAGCCAGCATCTCTAAATATTTGCGAGCCTTAGTTATATCTAAGTTTGCCATTGGACTGACCGTTAGAGACGACTAGAGCGACCCCACCTTTACAGTGGGGTACGCTCACTATTTATAGTTACGAGTTGTCGCCGGCTAACAGTCTCTTGAGGTCGTTATCCAACTCCTCATCCAAGCTATCTACAATTTCCTCGTCCAACACTTCATCTTGTTCTACCTGTTCCTCTTCAACAGGTGTAGGTTCTACAGCACGAACTGTAGTAGGACGTGGAGCAGGTTTAGTCATAGCTGCTGCTACAGTTTGCGGAGTAGCTGGATGCCCACCCGGTCTAGGTGGGGGTGGTGCTGTCTGTGTTGTTGGTGTTTTAAACCTCGGGTCTACCTTCGATGGTGCCTGTTGTGTTACTGGTGCCTTTGCTGCTGGTGCTGGTGCTGGCGACTTAGGCTTTGGCTGTACGATAACTTCACCAGTATCTTGATCCCATTCATCTGGTGCAGCACTTTGACCAGCTTCCGGTTCTTCATCAAGTACCCTCGCCGTTCTTGGGTCTTTACGCATTTCCTTTGAGAGTTCAAACTCTTCATCTGAAAGCGCCCTATACGGAGAGAACACAATCTTTTGGAACTTGACATTAGGATCGAAACGCATCCTAGTGACAACACTAAAAGACTTATGCCCCATCGCTTTGATGCGATCCAAATACTCAGCATAGTTCTTGAGTGAAGTTGGTGTGATGGTAAACAACATAGGTCCACCATACTCATCGAACTTACGGTCAAGCAAGTGCATGATCGGTATCACTGCGATCTTACGTATGTCACGGCAAGCCTTAGTAGCATCACCTGCCGCTGTAATAGCCGATCCCATCTTCTTCTGTGGGCAACCTTCGCAGATAGGGTTCTGCTTAGTTGCCTCTGGCACTCTTTGATCCGGCACCTGACCATCAGACGACCAGCAATCTGGTGCTTTATGCTGTTCGTTCTGATTGTATTTCACGTAGAAGTTGTTTGATAAATTCTCCCGTGACTTTACAATCACCACTTCAATGTTAGGGATGTTGTTACCATCCTCGTCTTGCCATGCTAGGTCTTGCCGTTGATAACGGAAGGCCCATTGCCCTTTGCTAGGCATAGCAAGTACAGCGAAGGACGGTCTTGTCCCTTGCAGTACATCGTCATCCATCTCTTCGATACCCTTGGGCGGGGGACCAAAGTTCTTCGGTACAATTGGAGTTGTGTTAGACATTGGCTTTGACCTCACTATCGTTAGTGATGATTACTCTTCCTCGGGCGTATTTTCATCGAACCCCTTTGTTTTAACAGAGGTTTTCTTTTTCCCCGGTCCTGACACTCTTAAGTGCGGGTGTGGATTAGGCTTCAGTCCCGGTGGGAGTTTTCCCTTGTGTACTTCTGCGTAATCACTCACTACTGTCTTGTTAGCTTTCCAGTCTAACATATCCCACTCTTGGTTTTCGATAACAAACGCACGGAACGCCACCTTATCCTCAATGGGATAGGTAGTATTGTCAACCCATGTGATGTTACCTGCTGCCGTGTTAGTAGTTTTGATCTTGTGGTCAAGTAACCACTTCATTAAAGCTCCCTCCAGAGCTTTCTTTGCTTGCTCATATGGAGCCATAAACTCCACATGTGCTTGCTCAAAACTTTCCATCTTCGCTCTAAGCTCGCGAAGCTGGGCAACACGACGTTCTACGTTGAGGTCTTTCTCTTGTGATATAGATACAGCGTCCATAGTGTCCATCCTATTCTGCTGCCATTGCTCTTGTGGTTTCACTCTTAATTATGTCTAAGAAGTGCTGTTGCACTTTCTCGTTACGTCCTAGTATACCATAAATTCTCCTCTCTACTTTGGTTCCACCTAACATAGCAATCACTTGCTTATGTTCCTGTCCTAATCTAGTGATCCGTCCATTCGCTTGATAGAACGTGTCCAAACTCAGGGTCGGCCCGAACCAGATTATAGTGTTTGCCGCCGTCAAAGTCAAGCCGTGGCTCATGCAGACCGGGTGGGCCAGCAATACTTTATACCGCGGTGTATCTTGGAACGCACTAAAGATTAGATTACGATGCGTCTTTGTTATACCCCCATGTACAATAGCATGATCTACTTTATTTTTTGTAAGCATGTCGCTTACACCATTGAGTGCATTTAAGAACGGCACGAATATAATAGCCTTACGTGATGTACTGTCTACCAAGTCGAGTGTATACTGTAACCGCTCAGTATTGTCAAGTGTAATAGTCTCTTTCTTTTTATCGTCGTCCTCATCCCTAGTATATACATACCCACAAGCTATCTGTAACAGCTTCTGGATAGCTGCACCAGCATTGAGTGCATCAACTATCTTAGTTCCAATTAAACTCACTGCTTTATTACGTATTTCATTGTATACTTTATCTTGTTGTGCCGACATAGGAACTTCGTGGTATTGCATTATCTTTGGTGGTAGCTCAACTACATCATCTAATGTGAACCTAACATTAGGCTTCATATAGTTAACCGCCATCACTTCTGCACCGGGACGTGCCCTCCAATCATACGGACCTGCTGGACCCTTAAGCATTAGTGTGGCACGTATCCAAGAAAAATACTTTGGCACAGTGTGCGGTGTTACTATACAACACTGGCTCCATACATCAGTAACCTCCCTTGGCATAGGGGAACCAGTCATACCCCACACAAACTTCCTACCATGAGCTAGTTGCTTAACACGGGCGGAACGCTTGTTCATATTACGGAATGTAGCTAGCTCGTCGATACACACTACATCAATGTCCGTCCGTTCCATCAGCTCACTATAGATAGTGCCAACTCCATCGTGATTGATGATATAGATATTAACATTACGATTTAAATTTTTAAGGCGCTTTTCCTTGGTGCCGTGAAGTACGGCACAAGTAAGGTCAGTAAAGTGCATTTGTATTTCAGCTTCCCACACTCGGTTCATAGTAGAGAGTGGGCAGATAACAAGCATACGCTTTGCCTGTTGTTTCTTACGTAGATAGTCAAACGACCACAATGCACAGCGTGTTTTGCCTGTACCTAGATCATTTAAGTTATAGTCCCTAAGCTCTCCTACCATAACTGCACATGATCGCTTTTGTATAGCGAATGCGGGTTTCTTCGGGTCTACTACTGGAAAGTTGTACTCATCAAGAATGCCCATCTGTAGCTCCACTTTGTTTTATTTTAGTTGCGCTTATTTTATACTCTCTTAGTTTTATAAGCCACGCTTCTAGTTGGTTTACTCCTACCATTCCATCTATTACAAACGTCCTCGCCTTCTGGTACTGTCTACGCTGTTTAATAAACAAATCTTGTCTTGGAGTTGGCTCCTTTCCGAACTTCTTGGTTTCAATAAAGAATGCAAGTGGAAAACCAGACCAATCAACTGTACAATGAAAATCAACGCCAGTCGCACCCCTACCAGTTTGAACCGGCATAAGATAGTATACATGGTATTTTTTAAGTACATCTTTCACCCACTTTTTTACATCATCTTCTTCATTCTCAAAGTCTTTCTTTACCGTCCATTGAACTCGCATGACGCTTCCCACGTAGATTTATTAGCAGCATTCCATTCATCTAACCATTGCTGTTTAAATGGATCATAATTAAATGGACATGCTGTTACATCCCATCCTTCAATAAATGCTCTTGCGCCATCTTGCGGCACACCATTGGCATTAGCAATACTTTTAATAAATTGTTTCATCTTCCATTGTGTTCGCATGTCACCACCGGGCAATAAGCTTTACACAGCCCACTTTTTTTAGGGGGAAAATCATCTAACTCATGCGCTCTTTCTAATGCTCTTACCCGTGGGTTAATTTCATTCCAGAGGTCTGGCATATCCTTTCTATATAAATCTTCTTCTGAGCTATCATCCTCTTTAATCCACACATACATAGTCTTAATAGCTTCAACCCATTGGTAGTGCGAGAACACTAATTGAGCAAATAAACCTAATTGAATAATATCGTCCTTATGCTCACCCGATTTCCAATCAACGGCAAGAGCAACTTTCTTTCGTATCTTTAAAAAATCAATTACTCCGCGCATATAGGTCTTCTTATCGAACCAACTGCATGGGTTCATGTTCTTATCAATAGCAAGCTTCAATTCCGTCTGTATACCTACAGCAGGATCGTCACTATCTTTAGTGAATTTTTGTATCCACTTCTCTAACATCTCAAATTTCTCAGGAAGTGGTTTATTGTTTGCAACACGTTGTTTTGCCGCTTCATGCATCTCAAACCCATAGTCTAACTGTGGACTACTCTCTTCAAATTTTTTACCCACGTCAATTTCAAAGTATCGACGCGGACAAGTTTCAAAATTCTTAATTTTACTCCACGTAAAACTAAAATTCTGTTTTGGTGCTCTAATTGTAGCAAATTTACTCATGTGGTAGTCTTTCCGAAATCTCTCTAGCCTTATTCATCTCTTCAACTAATTCACCCTCGATAAGGTTCTTAATACGCAGCTTATATTTAAGCGGGATCGAGTAACCAATATCGCGGTCATTTACGATGTTAATGCTTTGCGATCTTAATTTGTTCCTTAAACTATACATGAGTTGTCTAACACGCGAGTTGATAACAACAAGCTGCTCATGCGTAGCTATTTCCTCCTGCATTAGCATTAACAGTACTCTAGCCTCGGTATGTGTCAACCCAATCGCTTCACGAAGCGATGGAATGTCCACATCGAAATTAAACTCTGGCATTTGCATGTCGGTTCTACTCCTATGCTTGCTAGTATACTCTTATGTACGTTGTTTGTCAAGAGGATTATTTACTCAAGCTAACTTTATTTTTAAAGATCTCCGTAATTGTGTGCTATCTTTGCTTCTGCTTTGAGAGGCAAATCAGGAGCGTATGTTGGTCTACGTTCCATTTCTTCAAGCACTACTTGCTTTAAAGCGTCGGCCTCGCCCTCGCTCACTATATATAGTATCTCGTCGTGCATCTGGTGTGCGATACGATAGCCAGTACGTTGAAATATTCTAAGTGCTGCATCCATAACAATCATTCGGTCAAATGCTTGCACTAAGTTCTCTAACAATTTACCACCATATAGCTTCTTTTGTCTACCACCATATGTAAACCACCATTCATTCTTATCATTAAGATGTAAGTCATTGTAGTACAAATACAACCCATTAGGCAATCTAATCTTTTGATGTTCTATTATACAGCATTGTCCAATCTTGTAATCTGTTGGTATACCTGATATAACTGGTAAGCAATCTCTGAGATGGCCCCAATATTGTCTAATATTATTCATCCTATTTCGATATGTATCAACCCATATCCCTGTTTGTTCTATAGTGAATGGAATTTCAATCGGTATGTTTTGGTCTTTTGCTTTAGTGATTAGCGTATTAAGCAACTTAACCTTACCTAACTGAAAACCTAATCCAAGTATACATTCCTTTGCAATAAAGCGTTGTATTTTCGTTACATCCTCTAATTCAATATGAAACAAGTCGCAAGCAAATTCTTTATAAACGTCGCGTCCTTGCTCAAATGCATTCAATAAGCCTCGTTGTCTAGCGAACCAAGCAACTAACCTAGCTTCTATTTGTGCCGCATCTGCGGCAAGGATAACATGCCCCGGAGGAGCTATAATAGATTGACGTAACTTTTTAGATTTACGACTAGGGAGATTTTGTAAGTTAAGCCCCCAATCACCACTGAACCTATGAGTATGCGCGCCAGCATATCTAAGCGCCATAGGTATATAAGTATCGTTCCAATAGTTCTTGGTACTATGAACAATAGAAATAAACCTCTCAGTACGTGTTTCTTCTAATGTACTTTTGTGGCCTAATCTTGCCGCCATCAATGCTTGTACATCAGGATCAGGATGTTCTAATAGCTCCATAAACTGTACGTCAGCTTTAGCAAAAGCCCACGTTAGTTTACCAGTTGAAGGAGATATCTTTGTTGGTGGTTGCACGCCAAAGAATTTAAGCGCCTGTGCAAATTTAGGATTAGACATTAAGTCATCAACAGTAAACCATTGGCTAACAGCCGCAAGCGTCTCAGCTTTTGTAGCTATAACTTCTTTAAGATGTTCCTGTAAATGTTCCTCATTTAATTGTAATTGAGGTTGTGTTGTAGTTTTAATAATCATATCCATAATGATATGCTCTGTTGCCGGAAATCTGTTTTTAAGTTTCAAGTATATCTTACGGCACAAATCAGTATCGTTCAAACAATACTTAGCAAATTCTCTATAGAGAAATGGCTTGCTTTCCAGTTCTTTACGTGTCAAACCTTTAGTCTTAAGGTTCGTCTCACCCTTAGTACCAATATCTAAGAACTGAGCGATCTTTTTAAGTGATACTCTACCTTGCGGCAACTCAGCCATAAGTATAGCCCGCGCCATACCCATCGTATCTATAATTAACGTTGGGTGAATTTGGTATCTATACGCAAGTATAGATGCATCGAACAATGCGTTGTGTGATATGCACATATAGGGTTCACGAACAAGTGTTTCTAAATAATCACGTACTTTATCCCTCGGCAACCAGAACGGTTTGTCACTATCTATAGCGACACCACAACCCATAGTCTCAAAGCGTGGGTCAAGTATATAGTCGATAGTAACCATTTTGCCGACTGAATAGTCAGCAGCCCAATACGTTTCAAAGTCGATATAAATCCGTTTCATGCACTTTCCTTCAAATGTTTCTTGAGTTCATCAACCGATAGCCGCCAATACCCATTCTGCATTGACTCTATAATACCGTGTTTCTCTAGGTTCTGTAACCGCGAACCTGCTGAGTTACGCGAATACCCGCGTTCCTTAAGTAATGGTCTAAGCTCAACAGCCCTATGCGGTCTTAGTTTGAGTGCCGTCATAATAACATCATTAATGCCTTTACTTAAATCCATTGGGATGGATGGGTTTTTTCTGGTATATCTCCTTTGTTTCTTTTTCGGTTTAGGGCTTGGCAGATCAAATCGCCTATCGAACCTTATTGCAGGATCAGGCATAGGCGCTTCAACAAGTTGTTCAATATGTAAGTCCTCTAATGGTAGCACCTTACCGATGATACCAAATAGAACCTCTGGTGTTATAGTAAACCCAATCTTGAACTTAACCATGTTTAGCTCCCACTTTTGCTGGAATGTGATACACTTTAGCTTCCTTAAGGAAAGTTGGCTTAATTTCTGTCCTATAGCTGAAGGTAACAACCTCTAGCTTGTAGCCAAGTGCCCTTAACACTGCATTGATAGATGCTGCTTTCGGTTGCTTTGTTTCACCATACAACCACTTGCTAATAGTATGAGTACCAACACCACTATTCTCACTAATTTTAGTGAGCGTTTCCCCACTCTCATGAATGATTGTACGGATATAATCAATCATGGGGTCTTTATCAACAAAACTGTAGCTCTTATAGATATACCCTACCATTCGTCAGCACTCCTCTTCCTCTTTTCATCTAACGCTCTTAGGCGTTCTACTTCCTTCATTGTTTTATAAGTACTCGCTTGTGTACTCCATTTGATTGTTGGATGGTCTTTAACAGTTATGATCACTTCTACAGCTACCATGCCCTCCGCAAGATGAGTATTAGGTACTGAAACATGTTTCATTATATTGTATTGAGTGATTAATTCTTCTCCTTGCCGTACCATATGCACAAGTTCGCTTGGCATCCAAGTACGTTTTGGTGTATATTCGTTATTTAGGATGTATTTAACTTGACGAGTTATCAATTCAATAGTTGCATGTCTTTCTCTTTCAAGATCAAGCCATTGTGAAACGCGGAATGCTGCATTGAATTTATTAGTTAGATCGTTGTCAGGAATAAGAAACCTAAGCCACGGCACATAGAAATTAAGCTCGCGCGTATCTTGCACAAGTTTGCATACTGCTTCAAACGCGAGTGTAACATCCATCCATGACTTAGTAATAAGGTACAACGGACGTATAAGATCGAGGAAATCCTCACTAAAGTTAGTGAGTTCTTCATTAGGAAACAAAATGGTTGGCATCTCCTTGCCACCACGGCACGAAAGCCTAATTGTAACCTGTTCTCCTAACTTATAGCTATAATTCGTATATTGTTCTACCATGAGCTTGCCAGCAGTTTGCATCGTAGCAAGTGTAACTGGTGACATTAACATGCTCTGAATTTCGTCATACGGTAGCATAACAATGAAACGCGAAGTCATGTTTGTTCTGATAGATTGTAGTTTATCAGCTAGCGCATCTTTTAGTCTAGAGTGCAGTACAGCATTGCTCACGGTCATAGCTCTTGTTCTGTTAGAGGCTAAGTTTACTTGGTCCCAAGCTTCTTTAGTTATCTCAGCGAACTCATTCACCGTCTGAATAAAAGCGGAGGCGTTTGCAGGATTTAAAACAGACATTTTATCCGAACCCTGCCTTTCTTTCACTTTGTACCCTTAGATACATAGATTTGCCGGACGCCTCCAACCGCCGCAGTCTACTACCGGAGCTACTCGGTAGGAGCTTTAATAGTTGAAACTTCTCCGTTGTTTCTGTAACGGTATATAGATAACCTCACCGAATGGTGCGGTAATGTTTGGTGTGATACTAGCCCAAATCACTGGATATGACGGAGGTTTACTAGGAAATGACCCATACATATCCGTGAAGTACACAACTACATCAGGTTTTAGCTGTTCCTTCTCGATACGGTCGAATACTGGTATAAAGCTTGTGCCGCCTCCACCTAGAACCTTTTTCGGTAGTTCTGAACCACCTTGCACATATCGCCATTCATGTATCATGTCATCACATTGACAGATTAGTAGTTCCTTCGGTCTAACATCGTCAATGATGACGCCAGTATGACCCATGAATGTACTGAGCATAGCATCGTCAATGCTGCCAGAACTATCATCGGCAACAATAACAAAACCAGCACCATAGTTTATTCTACCGGGTGCGCCAATACCCCGAATGACAAACTCAGGATCAAGATGCTCCCAAGTTTGTCTACCTGTTCCTACAGTCTTATTGAAGATATGGCGCAGTACACTCACCCAATCATATTCCGGCTGAGTGACCTTGCCGAATATACGATCAATCCCTGACGACCCAACACCCATTGCTTTCATGGTATGTTTAGCGGCAGTAACAGCAGCTTCCCACTCTACTTTACTACGTTCGTCGATAGCCTCGTTGGGTGTCTTACCTCTACCTTTACCGGGTGGAAGATGTTGATCGAATGGACGTTGTTCGTCATCATCACTATTGTTAGTGAGGTCATCACTATCACCATCATCACCACTACCTTGTCCCGGTGCTGGTTGAGGCGGTAATGTCTTACCACCTTGAGTGTGCTTATATATAACTCTATAAGCCTCAAGCAACTCCATTGTATGCGGCACAATGTGCGGCTTGTAGTAACAGCCCTTGGGCATCTCACCAACACGGCAATAAACGAGAATAGCGTTAACAACACAGTCGCCAGCACATTGCATTACTTCCTCAACATAAGGAAGTGTCATGCCATCGGGATATGTAACTTTACCCTTCTTACGGTACTTATGGAAGATACCGCAATGGTTCAGTATCGCGTGCATTATCTCATGACAACTGATGAACACCTGTTGCTTAAGAGTGTGGATGAAGAACCTATAAGGATTAAGGTATAGTACCTTATCATCTGTAGCGGCAATAGGGATTTGATCCGTAAACCAAGCCTTTTCACCATTGTCCGTTTGCATCATCTTATAGAGTATTCCTCCGAATGCTCCATAAGAATACAGTATCGCAGTCTTACAATCCTCCCAACTCTTAGCATGACGTGGAGACAGTTCTAACTGCTTCCACTTGTTGGCTTCACCAACTAATGGGGATGCAAACGTTTCCATTACTCACCCCCATTGAATATCTTAAGCTTCTTGGTGCCGATCTCATTGTTTTCAACAGTGAAACTAATGATCGGTGTATCTCCACTCAGGATCGCACCTTGCATGGATAGCTCTTGTGCCGCTAGACGGCAAGCACGGATGAATGTCACCATTGCATCTTTGTTTGGAGTATGAAACTCAAACTTCAGAGTGTATTCGGTATGCATCTGTAGCTCCTACTTTTGTTTCTGTTTCGAGTGTTTGCCAACTTTATGCCAAACAACAATTGGTCGTTTGACTGATGGATTAAGTAGCTTGGTAAGCTTTGGACCGGCTTTCATACTGAGTATCTTACGACCCTTGCCCATCTCAATCTCACTATAGTTAGTTACCCATGTGCTTTAGTTTGTAGGCAGCAGCACGCGCATCGAGTAACTTTAACAGTGCCTCGATATGCTTAGAAATTTCTGTGTGCGTTTTGCCTTCAAATGTTATTCGCACTTCAATAACAGTTTTCATTCCGCAGCCTCCCTATACTTATCCATATCTATAACTCTAGCGATTGCAGTCATACCCCTCTTATGAGTTTCAAATGCGTTTGGCATGTTGCGACCAACCCACTCTTTCCACTCAGGTTCAATGAATGCGTTAACAAAATGTAACGCTTCATTTAAAGTTTCTTCTAGATGGTTAATTTCATCTAGAAGCTCATTGTAAGTTGGTCGCTTGCTCATTCCTCCACCGTCTCTTCCATACCAGTGATGGCAGCCATTAGTAGCATGTTCTTTTTCATCCATTCCTTTACCTTGGGCTGCAAGATGATAGGAGACTTGTTAGCTGAAGCGGCACGAACAAATATAGTTTGGAACTCCTTCGGGAACCTCTCCATATACTTCAACGCCGGATCAGCTTCCTTCACTTGCACGTCGCTTGCAAGCTTATAAGCTTGTAGACGCCACAAGTCAGGACGGGTAGTTGGCGGTATTCTAACAGTTGTGGGATTACTGATAATCTCAGCGTGCTTCGGAAGTGCGTTAGCCTCCTCAATATATGTGATATAGTCATGTGCTGCCGACTTGCCAATTGAACCGCTAACCAGTTCAAGCACGTTAGCATCAACAGGTACATCGTCCATCTCAAACATTTCTTTCAAATCTTGCAATAACATATCGGATTGATACAATGTCCGTGGGCAGCAATACGGTTCAATTTCCTTGGGTGCTGGAACATATATGTGGTCGTTAGCGAATTTCTTGATAAACTCTCGCGTAACTGGCATAGTATCGTTGTTCTCGAAAAATGTAATCAAACCTTCCAAGTCATCGTCAATCTCAACCGTTAACTGTCGTAGAGTTGTGTGCTCATAATCACGAGTTGCACCAGAACGATCTTGTGGTCTGTTACCGCAAAACCAGATGACCCAACCGGGCGGAAGAATATGGTTGGCAAATATACCTTCGTAGGCACCCTGTGACATGATCTTTTTGAGGTCCGGGTCAATAAGATGCCAATCGTCGATAACGAGAATACCACCATCGTATTCCGAGAGATGTTTACCCTCCAAAGTATACATCCAGAAAGGTGAGCTAAAGACAGACTTATGACCATATTTGTCTTTCTCCCCAAGTACCATATAGCCTAACGCTCCACTATGCGTAAGGCTAGCGCCCTCAATAATTCGACAACCATAACGTAAGTCAGGGAACAGTTCAAACATAATTGAAGGGAACTGTTCAAGCGTAAAAGTCTTACCATGACCGGGACGACCTTTAAGATTAATAGCAAGCCCGTGCCTGCGAACGCTAGTCTTATAAAGGGCTGGCATATACTGAGAGAAAACTGAGAGTTTCATACCGTGTAGCTCCGTTGTGTTGTGTATGTATAAAATAACATTCAATGCGCGCCCAAGGGCTCCTAGCAGAGTTGTCCCTCAGAGAATTGTGCCGTGCTAGCGGTTTTCATCCTAGCTCTGTGTAGGATCGCGCAATTCATGTTACTCTTTTGCTGCTTCTACCTTAGCAATAATATCATCCAGACCAGTAACCCATTCCTTAGCACCAACAATGCTTTCCAATATCTCGTCAATGGAACCCATTGCTTCATCAAGCTCGTTAATGACCTCTGACATACGTGAAGCCTTTTCACCACTCTTGAGGTTCTCAGCCATATTCTCGAGCGCCTCGTCCTCATCGTCCTTAATTTGTTCAATCTCGTCCTTAATAGCTTGAAGCTTATCCTCCCAATCATTAAGACCACTCGCACCAATTTCCTTAACCAATGCAGCAAGATCATTTGCTGTGCCGGTTAGGGTTTTGCGCCTCGCCTCGTTCATCTCGACCTCACTATCGTTAGTGACCGGCGAACCTCCGCCGATCTGTTTGGAAGTGTAGCAGATTTGTTCTGCTGTGTCAATAGGATTTTCAGACCAACCAAAAAATATTTCACTTTGGCCCATAATGACAGAGATCCATCCATGTGTCCATATCAAACGTACCACCTTGATCGCGTATAGCCTCACCTATTTTTGTATACATATTTCTATAATCATCCATACGATCTCTATCACTTGTTGTTTTAGGTTTAGCTTTATGTATTGCTAAAGCAATGATACGTTGATGATAACGTGAAAGCGGCACAGGAGATACAGTTATAGTTGTCATTTATATAACTCCCTCAGTCTCATAAGCTCTATAGCAATCAACACTGCAAAACGGCAATGCGTGTCTATCTGCTCGGTCATCGCCCCCTATATCTTTCTCCCACCAGTATTTATATAGCTGGTTCTCAATTCCAGATCGTTTACACCACATACAAACTCCACGCTTCAATGCGTTCTCGCGCATTAGAGTTCGCTTGCCTTCTGTATCTCGTATTAGTTTACGTGCCATCGTCACCCTCCATTGTACTTAAGTATACTACAATGTACTTGGCTTGTCAATAGGATTATTTGAACAAACCAAATTTATTTTTCAGACAAAAAAAAGGGAGCCCGAAGGCTCCCCGAAGTCACTATGTATAGTTATTACTTAGCAGCAACTGCTTCCTTAGCCATAGCAGCTTCAGCAGCTTTGGCCTTAGCTTCAGCTTCCTTCCTAGCCTTGCGAGCTTGGCGTTCAGCCTCTTCCTTAGCCATACGCTCTTCATGCTTCTTATGGCGCTCCTCGGCAAGAGCCTTAGCGTCTGCAATCTCCTTCTCACGGTTAGCGATAAACCCTGTCTGGAAACGCTCACCAGCTTGAAGCATCCAAGTCAACGAAGATACAAGAGCGTAACCGACACTCTCGTCATCCTCTCCATCCTTTGGCGACTCAAACGCCTCACGGGTCTGCTCACTATTGTCAGGATTGACCTTACCACGAATGACGCGCTCAATAGCCTTTGCCGCGGCCTTGATAACATCGGTAACTGTGGGTTCAGCCTCCTTCTTATTCGGGTCAATGAAGATCTCCCGAATTTGTGTCTCGTCCAACAGGTTAGGATACACAGGATGTGCAACACCCTTCGCATCCTTCTCTGTCCTCATTTGCGTAGAAGCAACTTTGACAAGAGCCTCGTAAGTCGGCACCAACTGCTTACTACGGAGGTTCTTCCTATCGTCCTTGGAGCGCAAGATATTGACGTGAATGTCTCTAGCGACCTTCAACATCTTGGACCAACCTGGAGTGCCGTGCTTCTCACCAACCTTATAGAAGGATCGAAGCTTAGAAGTGTTGGAAACCACAGTGTGGTCTTGGTCGCCAACCTCGGCATTCTTACCGGCTGCACTATTAGAGTTCTTACGGAAGTGCAAATACAAATCCTTAATCTGCGAACTCTCAAAGGTGCCACTGGCGCCAATAGACACCATCTTCTCAGCAAGGAAAATTAAGGAACTGACACCCTTCCCTTGGTCAATACCCAACTTGCCGATCTCGTCGAAATACTTCTGCTGTTCGGGAGAGAGATTACTGCCCTGCTTCTTGCCAGTCTTGGCAGTAACTGCTGGTTTAGTGGGCTTATCAGCAATTTCCTCTACGTCATCCTCAGACGGTTCACCCTCCTCATCCTCACCATCCTCAGAGCCGAATACCTCGTCAGCAATATCCTGATCGGTATCCTCACTATCTGTAGTGACATCCGTGTCCTCTTCAACCTCCGGCTCTGGTGCAGGAGTAGTAAGAACGTTCTCTGCCTCTTGTGCCGTTAAGACACGCTTGGGGGGAGCGGCAGGATTGAAGAGACCTTTAGCTTTCGGGGGACCAAACTTTGCCATCTATTTACTCGCTTTCTGTTTATCCATTCTATTGCTAGCTTTTGCTAGCCGACCTCACTATCATAGTGACTTATTTTTGGTTTGTCAAGCGGTTTTTTCAGAAATCGTTCGCGGCCTAGTTCGGAATTTCCGAAGGCACGTTCATATTACGACAATTGCATTTGGAGCAAACCCATGTTCTATGAACATTTTGTGTATGTTCACTCCATAAATGACCACAACTACATATAGCATTTATTGGTGGTAATGGCGCATCTTCACCGGCACCAGAATGACCATTATAACCTTTAGGTATACTGTCACCTTCGCATAATTCGTTATACAAATCAGTTGCATTAGCAGCAAGCCCAACTGAGTAGGTTCGTGCCGCTTTTATATCATTAGTGTTTATAGCTACCAATAGTTCATTAAGTACATCAGCTATTTTAGCTATATGGTTATTATACTTATTGTTTTCTTTCGCAATCAATGGTATTATATGTATTGGTGCAATCCACCATTCTGTATCAGGATATGAAAGCTCTCCATATTCTGTTGCCGATATTGTATTAGTAAACAATCCCTCATATTTAAACCCATCTACTGGATTGCCGAGCACAAGTATAAACATTTTATTTACTCGCTTTCATTTGCTTTTTCGATTGATAGTGTCAAGTGGTCAAGTGTATCCAATCCCGGTCTACGGTCTTGTGTCCACTTTTTATCACCTAACGCTTTACGCCATGACTTACGTTGCTGTTGAGCATAGTCAAGCGATGTTGCATCACTATTTAAAGTGATTAGTTCATCTGGGTTTTTAAGACTTCGTAGTACTACTCTATATCGCATCTTATTTTCCCTCCTCTGTACATATATATGTTGCTTTGTCCACATTTTCAACACGCAACCATGCTGGTGAATATGTATTATCCCATTTTGGTCTAGGAAAGTAATTAAATATACGTGTGCCGCACTCAGGACAATACATTGGTCTGCGTGGATTAGCCCAACAAATAAATATATGGCAACATGGCATTTGTATTAATCGGAATTGTATATAGTCGTTGGTTGGCTTGTTCACGTTTTACCCTGTTTTTAGCTACAAAAAAACTGGCAGTTGTTACACTGCCAGTTATTATAGTTAGTTACCACTCAACTTCATCAAACCATGATACAAACTCACTCAAATTTATTCGATCAGCTTCATCACATGCAGCCAATATAGCTTGAACTTTCTCCTTATACGGTCGCTTGTCCTCATTTACTATCGTAGCGATAGTATTAAGTAATATGTCGATATAGTTTTTAGCTGGGTTATTTGCCATTTCAGTCCTCATTGTCTCCGTTGTGATACTTAATCACTTCAGTTTTTATATCCTCCTTTATTCGTGTTAAGTTGTGCATAAACATTGTAGTTTGCAAATGCTCAACTAGTTTAATTGCTTCAAGTTGCTCATCACGCATAACATTATCTTTTGCTAACTTGATCACTATAGTTAGTGCTTTATTCATTTGTTGGTTTGTTACCATTGGCATTTGCAGTCCTCTTCCTCTTGAAGTTCTGTTTAGCCATTGCAGACATATATATTTTCTTAGTTAGTTTTTCGATCTCCGTAGCTTTACGAAAAGTGGTGAGTGCAGCAATGTATACTGGATCTTTACGATCATCATTTGCAGCTTTAGCTGTTTTTGATACATTGCTAACTGCTATATTAACATTCTCACATGCTCTCTGCCACGCAAGTTTAGCGTTGAATACGTTATCGTCCATTAGTTATGATCCTCAATACCATTGCAACCATACCCATCTGGGTTTTCGCTGCATACCTCCGATTTATTTAAGGTTACAAGTAATATAAATAAACAAAACAATATAACAAACCATCCATAGTCGTATTTCAACCAGTCAGTAAAGCGTTGCATGTGTAGCTCCTCATATATTAAATACGGCACCGACCAAAATTGTAGCCGAACTTGGTCGCCGTGTCAAGCCCCCAACACTATCTCTAATTGCTCAGGTCTATAGATATGTAACACATATCCTTTATCAACTCTATGCGCTACAACAACACGCTTAAGACCATCTGGTGTGCCGAATACACTACACACAACACCACGCCACTGGTAAGCACCATGTTTGACAACAGTAGAACCAATGTCTAATTGTGGCTTATTAGGTATTCGGTTTATTAAGTCCTCGTTCATCTGTTACTTCCTTTCCAGTTCAACAGTTTACGTAGTTCCTCTTTCTTCTCTTCTGGTAATTTAGTAAAGTGTAACCACTCACAACTAGAGCAACGCTCAGTTTGTATTTGTTGTGTAGTATTTATAACATATATGTATACATGCACATCACAGTCAATACAGTCAAACTCGATCGGTTCCCTTTCCATATATACCATCCTTCATTGTTTGTATACGCTCTTGCCGCTTTATTAAGTCTAAATGCTCTTGCAAGTGTGTATATACTTCAGTTAACTCTTTAGTAAAATGGTTATGTTCACGTAGGAGCTGTAAATGTATATGTGACGCCCACCATATGAGTATTACTATCAACCCCATCATTACTCCAAACATTATCATAAGCATGTTCATGTCTATATCCACTTTAGTTCCTCCCATATGTAACGTAACTCAAGCATTAAATACTCAAACTGATTAAGCCCGCAATCACTAAATATAGTGAGTAATGAGCGTATGTGGTATTTATTAATAGGCTTATTGCTCATCGTTTGTTTGAACGGTTCATGTTATTAGCTTTACTACGTGCTTGGTCACGGTAATAGGTAGCGCGACTAATACCTAATTTGATCCAAGGTTTTGGCGTTTTTAATTCAAATGCTATTTCTTCTGATATATCATAGCAACCAGTGCAATAAAAATAGTTTTCCTCCTTCAACAACTCATCTATTTCTTCACCTTGTATAACAATACCTATTAAATGTCCACACATACTGCATTTACCTGCATAATCAATGTGATCGCCAACTAATGTATTAGCCATATTATTTACTCGCTAATAGGTGGTTTAGCTCGTCATCCATTTCACCTTCGTCACTATCATTAGTAATACTATTGTCATCATCCTCCATTATTACATTTGGAGCCGAAGGCTCATATTTTATAGGTGCTGGTTTGGGCTTCATACGTTGCAGTTTCGCTTTATAGACGGCAACAGCCCTACCAAGGTTTGAGTTGAGTGGCGCTCTATTTATTACTTGGTTTACTTGTGCATCTGAAATATTATGCTCTAAGCCGATGCGTTTTGCTTCGCTTATAACGCTCGCATTACACATGTCCCTAACTATTCCAAGATAGTCGATTTTAGGAACATTCTTTTTTACTTCTTTGTTAATTAAATCTAGTGCAGAACTTACTGCTTTATCTGGAAAAGATTTCTCTTCTTGTGGAAGCTTGTCTATAAGAGCATCAATAGTGATGATAACCCTATTGACGTCAACCGCTATCTCATCACTATCATGATTAGAGCCATTTCTTTCAGATTTAAGTATCCTAGATTTGAACACTATCATATGTTTTTGTGCATCCCTAAGACTATCAACCGGGGCGCGCAGTTTTGGCATTTCATGTCTCCTTCTATCCAATTCTTTTACTGTACACTATTGTCAGTGACTTGTCAATAGGATAATCTAGGGATCTTATATTTATTTTCCCCAATCATTTCAAAGGGTTAGCCCGTTTGCGACTAATACATAATACAACATAGTTTTTTAACATCAGAGCTGTATAGGAGTATCAACCATCAACCATCAACGGGGTGTCTGGTTGATGGTTGATGGTTGATCGAGATATATATAGTATCTGTCTTTTTGTATTTTGTATATTGTATTATGGGGCCTTTCCAGTTCTAGTGCCGCTTAATGCGCTGGCTACTTGACCTAAAACATCAATCAAATCAATGGTTTATGGGTGGTTGGTGTGCCATTACATGATCTGGCTATTTGACTACTTGATTGTTACTTGACTGTTACTTGACTTGTTTAGTTGTTACTTGACTTGTTTAGTTGTTACTTGACCTATTCTAGTTAATTCTTTCTAGCTCTAGTTAAACTAGAACTTATATAAACTCTAGTTCATCAACCGCGAGGCGAACGGCCCGAAAATCGCTAACCCATTGATTTATTTGAGAAAAAATATCGCTTGACAGGCCCGGCGAAACCACTATAATAGTGATCGTCGGCCAGCGATTTTCGCCCCGACAAACTGGAGCTACTCTAATGACTGTTGCTACTTTCAACCTGCCCTCCACCAAGTCTAACAGCAAAGATATCGAATGGGAGCAAATGGAGCTTACTTCATTGCCCCCAGTACTTGCGAAGCAAGTTACTACTATTCATGAAATGGAACAGGCTGTTAAAGCCGCAAAGACTAAGTTTGCGGAACAGTTCAACGATTCGTATAGCGAAGCTATTCCGGCTGGAATGGTTCGCCGGTTTAGTTTCAAGTTTGACGGACTATCCTTTGGTAATGCTGTTCCCAATACAAAGAATGGCAAGACCAAGGTTTCCTTTACTGCAAAGAAAGGCAAGTAAGTTAACTATAGCGGGGAGCTTAATGCTCCCCGTTTTCTTTTGGAGTTGAGCTAATGAAAACTATCTCTTGTGATCCTCAGACCAAACAACAGTGGAGTGAGTTACTTGCTTACTTGTATTGCCATTGGGTCAAGTCTAACCTACCTGTTACTATCTGCCCGCCCATGTATTGTCGCGGCGCTTTACGTTTACATGGTTTGGTTAATCATAGTCGTATTGCGTAATAGCTATAGGCGCAGCCACATGCTGCGCTTTCTTTTTATTCTCTCAGTGTTATGTTATAACATTGCATCGGACCCGGCCCCACCCCCAGTTGGACAGGCCGGTGGGGGGCGACCGGGCGCTATTAGGTCTTTGACTATTATAGGATAAAAAAAGTAAAATAGTACACTCCCGAAATATTAGATTCTAAAAATCCGAAAAAAGTACAAACCCAAATAACCGCACCCTCGAAAAATAAAAAACCAATATACTGTAAATCCCATTGACAATACTAATACAATACTGTACCCTATACAACAGTGAGCAAAGTCCATCGGCTCGCTTAGGAGGGTGCTGCATTCATGAGCCCCCCAGCTAGTAGCGCCCTCCTACTTTTTAAAAAAACCGTGGTCAGTGCCGTACATGCATACAACCACCAACACGCTCACTATATATAGTTAATGGGCACACATATAAAATATGACGCTCCGCTTACCATCGGTTTGTTCATGGCAAGCCCGAGCTTTGGGCGTTTAATACTTGGGCCAATAGGAAGCGGGAAGACTACAAGCTGTATAATGGAGCTTGTTAGGCGTGCCGCTATGCAAGCTCCGGGAGATGACGGGTTACGGCACACAAGGTTTGCTATAGTACGCCAGACTTTATCGCAACTTAAGATGACAGTTCTTAAAGACTGTATGATGTGGTTGGAAGAGATAGCTGAGTGGAAAGTAAGTGAGAGTACTTTATATATAAATTTCGATGACATACGAAGTGAATGGTTGTTCCTGCCGTTGGATGAGCCTTCTGACGAAAGACGTTTATTGTCTACCCAACTTACTGGGGCATGGATAAATGAGTTTTCTGAAGTTAATGTACACCTTATGGACCCTTTGGGCGGTCGTTGTACTCGGTACCCGCGAGGTCGCTTTGGTGTGCCTACTTGGTCTGGTATTATTGGCGACAGTAATTTCCCTACTGAGCATAGCGACTGGCACGAGTTTTTAGAAAACGCGCCTAATCAGTTTGAGGTGTTCAAGCAACCGGGTGGTAGAACTGAGATAGCAGAGAATATACCGCACCTGAACCAGAATGCTGAGAGTATATTACTACCACTTGACCACCCAGTTAGGTTACAAAAGGGGAGGGAGTATTATGCTCGTGCCGCACAAACCAAGAATCAGGACTGGGTTCGTCGATATGTTGACGCTGAATATGGACGCGATCCTTCGGGTACTGCTGTGTTCGCTAATACTTTTGTTAGGCGGTATCACTGTGCACCAAATGTTGAACCCGTACAAAACAAAATGCTCCTCGTTGGACAGGACTTTGGTCGTAGTCCGTGGAGCTTGATTACCCAAGTAGATCACCGCGGTAGGTTCCTGATACTTGAGGAGGCGTCGGCAGAGGACATTGGTATTGTATTTCACGTTAAATCAACACTCCGGCCCATGCTGCTCAACCCGTTGTATATGGGCAAGAGTATTGTAATAATTGGCGACCCGAGTGGTGAGTATAAAAACGACCAGTTTGAAGTAAACAACTTTAAAGTATTGAACCAACTTGGGTTTAAGCACGCATATCCTGCACCAACAAACGACATTGAGTTACGTATTCAAGCTGTCGAGTATTGGCTTGGTTTGAGTATTGACGGTGGCCCCGGTATGCTCATAAGCGAGTTGGGGTGCCCGAACTTGATCGCAGCACTTAATGGTGGGTATAGGTATACGAAATTAAAAACAGGTATAAGCAAACCTGTACCCGACAAGAACGAAAGCTCACATATAGCGGATGCGCTGGAGTATGCTGCGCTTGTAGCACGTAACGCTAGCGCATACAATTGGGTTGAGAATACCACTCGCAGTGATATAAGAAGGCGAGAGGCGCTAGAGAGAAGGGGGAGGATGCCATCGCAGGCTTGGACTTAGTACGCGTAGGAGCGTTACATGCGCGCAGCTATCATATGTAAGAGTAACTATATATAGTGACGCGCACACGGAAAGGCGACATAGGAGTGAGACAAATGCGACGACTTGTAGGTACTTTATTGGGAGCGACACTGTTAAGCGCCCCCGCAAATGCTACGTTACAGATTGCGCTTCAGGTTGGACCTGATGCGTTCTTCTGTGCCGATAACACTTCGTGCGATACCAACCCTGCACTTGGTATTGTTCAGGTTGGTAATGTCGTTGTTGACGGTATTGCAGTTGACGGCTCTATTCAGGCATCGGATCACGGTCCTCCGTTTCCGAGTTTGAACACGTCATCTCTCGATATCATTAACACGCTAGCCACTCCCATTGTGGCTACTGTTGCCGTGAGTGATACAGACTTTCCGAGTATTGCAGCTTTGTTCACTGCTGCGGGGTCTGGTACTTGGCAAGGGCCGAGTGGCTCAGCCATCACGATGGGCTGGTTCGTCGATCCGGCGAATGCTCAAGGTGCAGACAATGCCTTTGACACCCCCGGTGTGTTACTAACCACGTTCAGTAATGCGTCAGTTGGGCGTACTAGTGCGTTCAGTACTAATGGTAGCTTTATCCAAACATTAGCTGCTCCGTTCTCTATGACCCTTCAATCGACGCTCACTCTGTCTCCGGGAGAGGCGTTGATCAATAGAGGTCAGGCGTTGGTAACGAGTGAGGTGCCTGAGACTTCTACTTGGGCTATGATAGCTATTGGCTTTGGGTTTATGGCGTGGGGTGCAGCGACACGCAAGCGTATGCGTGATATCGTAGCCTGACAGCCCCCGTTAGGCTATGATGGGGGCGGACTGGGTGCTTTAAATGCAGCATCGGGTTCGCCCCAACGGGGTGTGCGGTGCGACGTGTTATCCGTACTTAAATGGACACTCACGGACTACAAAACGGAGCCAGCCCCTTGGGGGAGCGTATCCAAGCGATGAAGGAGCCAGACTGTAAATCTGGTGGCTATGTCCCACGTAGGTTCAAATCCTACCGCTCCCACCACTAACTATAGTGAGCACACATGAGCGAGCATAAACAAAGAGAACGCGGACTTGGGGAGTGGAAACTCGGCGATGCTCCGATAGAGAAAGAATATATAGTAATGATGAACTCTATGGCTGTTGCACTCAATGAGATGTTCAACGGTCAAGCTAAAGGGAAGGATCGTAAAACTGGCTTCGTTCTAATGGTATTTCCTTTTGAAGGATTTGATGGACGTTGTAATTACATTTCTAATGGTGCAGACCGTAGGGACGTTGTAACGCTTATGAAGGAAATGATTGCTCGTTTTGAAGGGCAACCAGAAATAAGTGGGAGAGCATGACGACAGTTGAGACATTATATTGGGAGGAGACAGAGGAAATAGGGTTTCGTATTTTATGGGCAGGTGAAGAGAAAATGAATGGTGCATACATAAAATTTTCATATGACTGTCCTGTCGATAGAATGATTATAAAGTTACGTATTATGGCAGATGAACTTGAAGAACAATTGAGGATGGAAAACACTCATGATTAAAGCAACAGCAGTTCAACCAGATGGACGTACATTATTAATTCTTGGGTTAAGTTTTGGCAATCTTGCTAAGTTTCGTGATGAGCCGGGAGATACGTTCATTAAAGTTAATGGTGCATTAATGGATTTGCCAATTGATGTATTAATATTCTCTGGTAAAACTGAAGCTCATTTAGCTGAACTTATGAAGGATGCTATCGGTCCTAACACCATAGTACATATAGACTCAAAGCTCAAGAGCTAACTATGAATAGTGACCCGACGAAACCCACCGTGGTAGTTGCACCGCTTCATACGTTTGGTTGGCAACGGCGGGCTGATTTGGATTGTTCATTGGGTCAAGTGTGGGAAAGCCCAGATGGTAAATTACAAATGTTCTCACATAATACAAAACCTGTAATGGCTATACTTAAACCATTGCGTTTAAAGTTGGGAGATAAAGATGCCAATGGATAAACAAGTTGTTGGAAAGGATGTAGATGGCAACGATGTAGTAATGGTATGGGGTGATGACCTCAATTGGGCGCATGGTTATGTAAAGGGACCAGAGCACCAACAGCGTGAATACTATCGTGCTCAGGGTAAAGGTGGCGCACACTATGCGGTTGCGCGTGATCTTGCGGAGAAGCTCGATGACAAGAAACGTCCTATATTTAGGTACTGGTACGTTGTTACTCATATTGATGGTAAGACTGTTCATTTACCTACTGAGTTTATGAGTGCGTATGAGGGACAGGAGGTTTGTCAGATAATTGAAAGTGAACGCGCGCATGTAATATCAAAGAACGCGCACGCGCGTATAGAGGACAAAGCAAATGACAAAACGTAAGCTAAAGAAGCTATTACGTAAATGTCAGAAGGTGCGTGACGAGTGGTGTGAAGAGTACACTAAAGTATGTGATAAACTTGCGATCATACGCAGGATAGTACAACATGAGGGAGAGTGAGATGACAAAGCATGAGTTTCTAAATATCATGCGCCGACTTATGGTGGAGGCGCGTCGTGCTGAGTTACTAGGTAAAATCACTGATGCTTGTGGTGCCGCTGGATATGACGATGTGGGTGACTTTATTGATAGTCTTTGGGAAGGTAATAAAAAAGAGAATGTAGAAACTACTGGCCCAATAGTAGAAGAATATGATTTCTTACTAGGCCCGATTATGAAAGAGATATGGGAGAGTGGATATAGGTTCTGGGATTGTACTAACCCTAAAACACTTACTGGGTTCATTGATCCTTATAATGGTCATTGGACTAAATATTTTTCTGATTTTGTGGGTAGACAACCAGATACTTGGGGGTTTATCTATCGTAGATATAGAGAAAATAAAGAGGCAGGAACACTACTAGGTCCGAAAGGAAAACCGAACCTTCGTAGTGTGGCAACTGTAGATGAGGCAATGCAAGCGTCAGATGAAATAGACTACGTGGCAAACACTATTACGGGTGCGCTTAACGATGCTGTAAGGAAGAAAGCCCGTGAAGCAGGTGAAGATTCCGCTTAATGATGAGCAGGTAAAACTCTTTCATGCGCTTGCACAAGAAATTGTGCAGGCGTATCAAACGAAAGAGAACATGCTCAAGTCTCTAAACTTGACAGAGGAAGGGTATGAGTTAATTACTCATAACCCTACGTTCCAACGTATACTTCGCCAGATCATGGTGGAGTGGAACGGTGCAGTTAATACTGCTAAACGTGTAAAGATCAAATCTCAGTGGGCAATTGAAGAAGGTTTGCCTTATATATTTGAGTCAATGACAGACTCAAATGAACCGTTAAGTGCCCGTGTTGAAGCATTCAAGGCTATAAGTAAGATAGGCCAATTGGACACTCACGATGCAATACATGGTGCTGATAAGAGTTTCAGACTTGAAATTAACATCGGTGCCGGGCTTCCAACGGTAACTATAAATAGTGAGAAAATTATTGAACACGACCCTGAAGAGAGTGAATGGGAGGCAGATCGCGAGGATAATTACACCTCTGGACGCTTTGTTCCGGCCGATCCACCGACTTTCGGGCGCGAAGAAAAATAAATTTTCGACTATTTTAAAATCCTATTGACTTAATTTTCAAAGAGAGTAAACTGTAAAACCAGTATGCGGCACCACTAAAAGTTTAAAAAGTGGCGGCTAATGCCACCTCTGGTGCCATTCAGAGTAGTTGGTACAAACGAGACGGCTGCCCAGTTTGATCAGGCTGCCGCTCAACGTGCTCAAGCAATATATCCTCCTAATAGAACCCCAAATCTAACTGGGCTATCCGGTTATATATGGGATCAGTGGCTTATTATGCGTCGCCACCGGGATACAGCAAGTTCCGGTTGGAGTTATAGATTGTTGCGTGCGTTACGTGCTTTCAATGGAGAGTATGAACCAGAACAGATATTAGCTATTAAGAAGTTCGGAGGATCAGAAGTTTATGCTAGATTGTTAGCGATGAAGTGTAGGGGCACTACTTCACTATTGCGCGATGTATACTTAGGCCCAGAACGTCCTTGGGGTCTTGAGCCGGATGATGATCCGCCTATTCCAGATGAAATAATTCAATCTATTCAAACTCTTGTACATTCTGAATTGCAGGAAGCCACACAGGCTCACTACCAAGCCCTTATGCAGACTGCGGCTCACTTCCATGCCGTCTCGCAAGCTCACGCCTACGGACAACAAACAGGACAATCTCAACAGCAGGTGGCTAGCTCACTACCACCTGAGCCACCTTCTCCTCCACCTATACCTGACGCAAATGCTATCCGCGACAGAATACTCGGACTTGAGACGGCTGCTAGAGATGCTGCTAAGAAAAAATGCGCCGAACAAACTAAAATCGCCGAAGATAAAATACAAGAGATATTAAGTGAAGGTGGGTTCTTTACAGCACTAGCAGAGTTTTTAGTTGATTTACCTTTGTTTCCTTATGGAGTTATTAAAGGTCCGGTCGTCCGTATTAAAACAAGTGTAGAGTGGATACAAGCTCCTAGTCCATCTCCTCCCGCTTTAAGTAGAGCGCCACCCAATCCGAATGATCCTAGTCAGTTCCAAGGTCAAACAGTTTCAGGTTCTCCCGGTCAAACGGCACCAAGGGTTGGTGGACCTAAACAAGCAGTTGTTACAAACAAACCAATACTTTGTTGGGAGCGTGTTTCCCCTTTCGATATCTATTGGACCCCCGGTGTCTCAGACATAGCGAACGCCAATGTTATTGAGCGTATGCGTCTTACCCGTGCAGAAATCAACGATCTACTTGATATGCCCGGCTTCAATACAGACGAAGTGCGTGCCGTTCTTGACGAGTACGGGTCTGGTGGTCTCGTGGATACTTGGGATCAGACAGATCAACCTCGAGCTATTCTTGAATCTCGTGAAGACCCTCGGTTTAACCAATCGGGATTGATTAGCTGTTTACAGTTCCAAGGTAATGTGCAAGGTAGTCATTTACTTGATATAGGTTTTCCACCGAACCAGATCACAGACAAATCTAGAGATTATCATGTTCAGGCTTGGTTGATTGGTTCTCATGTCATTAAAGCGCAACTAACACCATCACCACGTAAGCGACACCAATACTATGTCACCTCACTCGAAAAGGTTCCTGGTACTCCTGTTGGTAACGGTTTGCCTGACATTCTTACTGATATTACTACCGTTGCTAATGCTACTCTCCGGTCACTTGTCAATAACCTTTCCATCGCTAGCGGACCACAAGTAATTGTTAATGATGATAGACTATCAGACGGTGAGGATGGAGAAGACCTATACCCGTGGAAGCGATGGCATGTCAAATCTGATCCGTTTGGCAATAATACCGAACCTGCGATATCATTCTTTAATCCCGCTTCTAACGCTCAGGAATTGCTTGCGGTTTACCAAGCGTTCTCCCAATTAGCAGATGAGATAAGCGCCATACCTAAATTTATGACCGGCACACCTAGTGCTGGTGTTGGGCGTACTGCATCTGGTTTGTCGATGTTGATGCAGAACTCTGCAAAGATACTCCAGACTGTTTGTTCTAACATAGATCGCGATGTCATATCTGAAGTTCTAGATGGGCTTTTTGATATGATTATGATGTTTGATAAGTCGGGTATACTCACAGGTGACGAAAAAGCTAGAGTTCTTGGAGTTGCTACCGCCATACAGCGAGAGACTGAGCGTTCCCGTCAGCTTGAGTTTCTACAGCTTACAGCTAATCCGATTGATATGCAGATCATTGGACCGAAAGGAAGGGCGCAGGTACTTAGGAGTGTGGCGGATAAAATTGGTTTACCGGGGGAGAACATTGTTCCTACAGAGGAACAGCTTGAAGCCCAACAGAAAGCCGCAGCTGCTATGGCGGCAAGCCAAGGTATTCCGGGCCACGCTCAAAGCCCGCCAGAACAACCATCACCGGGGGCACAAGCCCAAGGTAGTCAAGCTGGTCCGCCAACTAACAACCAACAAGGCCCAATGACTAACAACGTTGGAGCAGTCGCAGGAGGGGTGGGGTAACTCACTAACGTTAGTGACCTTCGGAGCGAAGCAAAGGAGTGATACGATGGCAAGGAAAAAAGGTGGTGGTAAAGGCCCAGGCGCAATGTCAATGGGCGGCATCGGAAAGAAACCTAGCGGGCCTTCTACACCTATGGCTTCTGCTCCTATGGGGCCTCCCGGTGGTTTGGGCGGTCCCGGTCCTTCAGGACCATCACCGGGTCCATTGGGTGTAAAGAAGGGCGGTGCCGTTAAAAAGCACGCTCTAGGTGGTCCTGTTGGATATGAGAAGGGTGGCGATGTTAAAGGCCGCGTTCGTGCTGGTCGAGACAACTGCTAGGAGATTGCAATGGGTCGAGTGGATAAACAATCAGACCGTCCTGACTTCTTTGCTCAGGGTGGTAAAACTTCTATGTTTGGTCGTGGTACTGCACATGAAGTTATTCCGGGCCAATCGGGTAAAACCGATAATGGTGGTGCTTCGGGCGAGAAGGCTGAACGTAAGGGTGAAGGCTCTTATGGTAAAGACGTTCGCTATGCTGAAGGTGGCTCAGGCCATATGTTTGGCAAGGGACATGCTGGTAAGAAAGTCCCATTCATAAGCGGGAAAGAATCTCAGGAAGGTTAACTCTCATGGCCCTCGCAGCTCGTCCTAGAATTGACTTTGGTAGTCGGTTGGCTACTATCCGTGCGATATGCGAGGATCTTGGCTTGCCTGTTAATCAAGTGCCTGATCAGAGTGCAGCAAATAGCCCGCGCGTATATTTGAAGTATATCAACTATTGTCGGGCTGCACTCTCATTGCCGTTGTTAAGTAGTTTGGACTATGGTTCATTTGTAACAGCGGTTAATGCTATAGCGGCAGCAGCAGGTGCAGCAAGACCGGAAATTGTTAATCCGCCGTTTGCTAGTAGTAATGCTACTCCGCCAGTGTTGGGTAGTATACTGAGCGTTACAAACGGTATATGGTTGAATGCTTCTGGTGCTACATTTACTTATCAGTGGCAGCGTGACAATGCGAATATTGCTGGTCAAACTACAGCAACTCATACCATTGTTGCTGCTGATCAAGGTGGACATGAGTTGAGTTGTCTTGTTGTTGCAACCACTGCGGCGGGTGCGAGTACTCCGTCACAGAGTAATTACATAGTGGTGCCATGAGTATTTGGGAACGCAATTTCCCACCACCACTTGAGATCACTATCCATAGTGATTGCGGTATCTCTGCGCGCACAGAGATAGTGGCGGGTATTTGTAATAAAATTAATGAGCTTATTGAGTTTGCGTTTGGACTTGAAGCTCCACCTGTTAAAGTGCCAGCTCAAGGTAATTGTGATGAACGTATGCCGATGACATTCCTTCGGCCATGCATTCAAGCTATAAATCTTATTATATTTCAAAAGGAGTTCGATGTTGAACCTATACCGCAAATAGGTTCTAGTATGGATTATCATGCATTTGTTCCTGTATGTAAAAGGATTACTGAAACAATTAATAGAATTATAGGAGTGTTGAATGGCTGACGCTCCCACTTCCATGCCACTTTTTGTTTCGATTGATTATCGTAACCATCAAATGGCATTTATGAAGACTTTTAATTATTTTCGAGCTTGGATAACATATTCTAACATACCACCAAAAAATGTTCCTACGCCTACTCGTGCTAATATGGTAGATAGTGAAGATAATATGACTGATTGGTTACGTCAGCTAAGAGATTATATTGTGCAGTTTAAGCAAGCAGTTAATGTCACTACTGTTGCTGATCCAAATTCTTATGATCATATAGGTCGTAGCGCATATACTTCAGTATTAAATGAATATGTTACTGCAATAAATGATATAGGTGCAGCTAGTATTAATATTGCTCCTCCGTGGACCCCTACTTCTCTACCCAATCTTGTTGCATGGTATGACGCGCAAAATACGGCTTCGATCATCCTAAACGGCCCGACCGTGGCGCAGTGGAACGATCAGAGCGGGCATGGTCACAACGTACTGGCGACGGCAGGTATGCAGCCGACTTACAACGCGACAGGGTTGAATGGTAAGCCAACAATGATTTTTGGCGGCTCTCAAATTCTGTCTATCGACATGCCTGCTGGTTTGTTTAGTGAAGGGATTTCAATCGCGACTATTTCCAACATGCCGACAAGCAACCAGTGGGGTATTGTCAAGTTAAGTGGAATGGATGGGAGTGGTTACGCTAACCCGTACTCTATATATAGTTCTATAACTATGTTTGGCGGTGGCGATAGTCAAACGTATGATTTAGGGACAAACGGGTTTGAAAGGGCTGGCGTTCCAGAGCTTTTCGGGCTGACGTATGTATTATCGACAAATCAATATAATGATTATTCTAATGGATCGTTATGGAGTACCCTTCCTACTTCGAATGATATCCCAGCTCATTATGGATCTAAGCCTGCTTATTGTGCCTTATGCGGGCTGCAATATTTGGGGGGATTTGGTCAGTTCGCTACAGGGAATGTCAGTGAGGTTGTTCTCTGTGCCTTAATTGCCGACGCTGACCGTCAGAAGCTTGAGGGTTATCTGGCGTGGAAGTGGGGGTTAGAAGGTAATCTTCCGACTAATCATCCTTTTTATAGTGGTCCGCCAGATACTAATGGCAAACCAATTCTTCCATAAAAGCAAAGGAGAATGAGATGGATAAAAAATCAGAACAAACAAAAGATGCAAAGGCATGGGGTGATACCGATATTGGTATTCATGAGTATGGTCCCGGTAATAAACGAGAACAGCTTAATGGTTTGTGGGGTTTTACTACTATTACTGGCGGTTCTCGCGAGCAAAGGTTGGTAAACCAGCAGTACTGCAAAGACAAACATGCTGCTTACGAGAAGAATAAAGGAAATCCAGATTATACTATTGGTCAAACACTTGAGCGTATTGAAACTACTGGAGCGGCAAGGGAGAACACTTCTCAACCTCGTATCGTAGCTAAGTGGCCGGGGGGTTTATGAACCCACGAGAAACATATCTAAGGACATTATATACAGTTTCTAAAACTACTCACCCTGATGTATGGATGAAATTTGTGGAAGCTTTAAGTGCTTATACACAAGATCAAATGGAACGAGTGATTACAAGCGTTCCTACTAATGAAGCACTTTTGGCTATTGGCATGGTCAGACATATGCGGGAGTTCAGGGACGAAGTTAGAAATATTGACGATGCTATAAGAAAGATGGACAAGGAGAAGACCAACAAACAAGGTACGCAACCGTGAACGATCAATCAAACCATCCAGACCCGAATGTAAGAATACCTCAACAAGTGCAGGATGCGGCCGCTCGGGCTAATGAGATTGCTGCTACACTTAGACCCCCGCCGCCCCCCGGTTCAAGAGGAAATGGTGCGGCCTCGGTCACTAACGTTAGTGACATTTCCGAAGGTCCACCGTCAGACCCCGGTTGGGAACACAGATTTAATTCTATGAAAGGGCGGTATGATGCCGCTGAAGCTCGAACTAGACAGCAGTCACAACAAATTTCTGAGCTACAACGATTGCTTGCTATGTCTGCTGGCCCTCCTGCCGCACCACCTGCCCCTTCTCAATTTGGTCCATCAAGTGATACAAGATTTGGTGGTGGTCAGCCAGTTCATCAACCAGTTGTTCAGCCTAAGCTTATTTCTGATACAGAACGACAGGAGTACGGTAACGAAGTACTTGATATAATGGGTCGAAGGACTATGGAGATTGTTGGTCCTGAGATTGCAAAACTTAGTCAAGCTGTTAATCAATTGATGCAAGAGAATGCACAGCTCAAGCAGACTGTAGGTGGCGTCCGTAATGTTGTCACCCAAGATGCTACTGGGCGTTTTTACGATACTCTAGATCGTGAATTACCTGATTGGGAAGTAACCAATCATGACCAAGAGTTCGTTGGTTGGCTTGCGAATGTAGATCCATTCTCAGGTCGAGTGCGTAAAGACCTCTTAGCTGAAGCACACCGGAATAATGAAGCTTCCCGTGTCCTTAACATCATAAAGGGGTATAGACAAGAGAGAGCCGCCGTTAACCCTGCTGGGAATTTGCAACCAACTGCGGGCAATGGTAATGGTGTAGACCGTTCACCACCCCCACAGTTTGAACTACAAAGCCTTGCAGCGCCGGGTCGGGCAAAATCAGGGCAGCCAGTTACGCCCCCTGATCAACCGTATATTACCCGTGATGACATCACTAAATTTTATGCTGATGTTACCAAGGGTATGTATACGGGCCGTGACGCTGACAAGGCGGCTCTTGAGGCACAGCTATTTCAAGCTGCCAGAGAGGGTCGCATTCGTTAGTGTTAGTCATTAACACCTGACGTAATGAGGCATTCAAATGGCACTAGGTCTTGCCGGTTCCGGCACAACCCCTGTAATCTATGCACCTGGTGGTTCGTCTACCACTAGTACTGACTATGTAGCTGCTGGTTTCGTACCGGAGTTATGGTCAGGTAAGCTGATTGAAAAGTTCTATGCCGCGACGGTGTTGGCGGCAATCAGCAATACCGACTACGAAGGCGAAATCAAGAGTTACGGCGACCGCGTTAAAATTCGTCAAAAGCCGACGATTGTCATTAATAACTATCTAGTCAATGGCGATCTGTCGCTTCAGCGTCCTGTTGGTAACTTCACTGAATTATACATCGACCAAGGCAAATATTTCTCGACCATCCTTGACGATGTGATCGAAAAGCAATCAGACATCAACAATCTTTCTATTTGGGCCGATGATGCTTCGGAACAAATGAAGATTGCAGTTGATACTGATGTCTTGTTGTATATCCTCAATAAAGCGTATCTTGGTCCCGGCGGTACTCCTACTACCCCTACCGCTGGTGCTAATTGCGGTGCGACGGCAGGAGCTATCTCAGCTAACGTTAATCTTGGAACGAACGCGGCTCCTATCAATACAGTTGGTCGCAATCCAACTACTGGTCAAGTTGAAATCATTGACGTTATCTTACGTCTTGGTCAAGTGCTTGACGAGCAGAATATCCCTGAGACGGGACGTTGGATTGTCATGCCTACATGGGCAACGTTCCAACTCAAGCGTTCAGAATTGCGTGAAGTGTTCGTGTCAGGAGATCAGACCTCTATCCTCCGTAATGGCCGATTTGGTCAGGTTGACCGTTTCACTATCTACGGGTCAAACTTGCTCCCCGGCAATGCTAGCGTTGGTTCGGGCTTGAGTGCTGGTGTGTGGCCTATCTATGCTGGTCATGCTCATGCCTTAACGTTTGCGTCACAGTTGACTAACGTTGAGACTATCCGTTCGGAACGTACATTCGGACAGATTTTGCGTGGCTTACAAGTGTATGGCCGACAAGTTCTCGCAAGTAATCCTTCCATCCCGGTTGGACAAAGTGAGGCACTAGCTCAAGCTTTGGTGTCTCAGGTCGTCGGATCGTAAGATGGTGGATGGGCGCTCCCGGTTTAAGCCGCATACTTAACCGGGAGCGCTTCTCACTAAGGATAGTGACCTGTGGCCCAGTTATACAACACAGTCACTGCATATGTTGTTTCTGCTAGAAACAGGATGCAGGATAGAGTACTGCCATATCGGTACACTGATGACCAGATTGTTGATGCTCTAAATGTTGCGCTTGAGGAAACACAGCGTATACGTCCTGATATATTTTTAGATTTAAAGTACCAACAGAAGATCCAACCAAACGATTTAGATGATGGTTTTATATCGGGTTATTACACTAGTTCTGACATTGTGTTTGATGGTAGTGATAACTATGTTCCTTCTGATGGGCCATTAGTTCCAATACCATCAAGGTACAATGATCCTATATTATGGTATATGGGCGCTCACTTACAGTTCTTAGATGTTGACGATACAGAAGACCAGAGAGGTGTAGCATTCTTAACTAAGTTCATGCAACGAATGACACAGGCAGCATCATGAGTGTATCAACAAGCTTAGTTAGATTGTTAGATACGGTACGCATGGATTGTCCGGGCGTAATGGATGGTATCTTACGTAAGTTGTTATTTAATACATTGCGTGAGTTCTTTCGCCGTACAAATATTTGGTTGTTTGAGGTGCCGATTTATATATCAGGAGATACTAACGATTATGTGATCAATACATGTCAGAATGCTGACGTTATACGACTTATGTCGTTGGATAAACCACAGAATCTCCCGAGTGATCCAATTGAATATATTCCGGGTTGTCCTCCGCAGTTTATAAAGTACGCATCAATTGTACCGGGCGCTCAAACTAGTAACCCATTTCCACGCGCTCCAAGAGATGGTGGGTTATTAACTGCTGGTGTAAAGAACCCTATTCTACGTATTTTCTGGAACCCCGGCACTAATGACGTGTGGGTAGCATTAGTATCTCTTTCCATTGCTGATCCAGTTGATGGTAAGGGTTTACCGACTGAAATGCCCGATTGGATCATTGAGAAATATTTTGAGTATATAGCTCATGGTATGTCTGGTAAATTGATGTTATCGCCTAATAAGCCATACAGTTCTCCAAAAATGGCTGAGTATAATATGCGTAAGTTTCATGAAGGGGTTGGGTTAGCTCGTACTGAGAATAGACATTTGTTTGTTTATGGTAGTCAGAGATGGATGTTCCCGCAAAACTTCGGCACCCCATTCAAGCATAAGGCGGTGTGATGAATTATCCCATACCATTCTCTCAAACTAATACAGCATACTATTATGTCAATAGTACGAACAAGATGGGTTCGTTCGATAAACCTCTTGATGGGCGCGTACAACTTACTATGGACTATAGCAAGTTAATTCCGACTGTTTCAGTTGATAAAATTTGGTTTGAAATTGAACCGGGTGGAGTACCTCCACTCACTATAGATAGTGTTGTGGTTGCCGATCCACTAGTGACATTTTATGTTGATGGCGGCTATTCAGATATGTCTTATAACGTTGTAGCTAATGCGGTACTTGATGATGGTTCTATACATAGTGATTTGTTAATAATTAATGTATTTGGTGAGGGTGGTTGTGCTTGTGGTTCTGAAGGAGATACATACAAAAACAATTTTATACAATATGGCACTCAAGAAGTTTTTGTTAATAAATACCCTAGATTTTTTGTTTCTGCTATTGCACCAACAAATGCTAATTTACTTGATCGTTGGTATAATTTGATTGATCATGTTTGGTATGATTATGTTACTGACGGTGTGACTAACTTTTGGGCTATATCTGGTGTGGGTACTCCTCCACCTGATACTGGTGGAGATAGTGGCGTAAGCGGCAATATTACAATTAAAAGAATGCAACCACTTGAGCTTGATGGGGTCACTACTACGTTCTCTCTTATCTCAACTGATTTGTTTATACCCAATGTTACAACTCCTAACTCATTGTTTGTATCTATTGATGGTGTATGGCAAGAGCCTACAATACAGTTCGATGCATCTGGTGGTTCTATAACTTTCGCGACTGCTCCTGCTGTCGATAGTTATGTGTTCATACTATGGATATTTGGGGGAATAACGAGTGGCTAGTCGTGTCCAAACTATACGATACTATACCACCCTAGAGCGGCCCCCCGTTACTGAGTTTTCGGGCGAGCTTTATATCAACTTTGCTGACATACAAATAGGAGCTTTAGACACATCTAAATCTCCTGTTGACTTTGTTGCGGTAAGATATTACTCACAATTAGCTTTATATGTTGCAGGTGATTTTGTTATATATAATGGTAGTTTATACCGCTGTCTCCAAAATAATACACAAGGAGCGTTTGATAACACTAAATGGTCTTTATTTGCAGACTTGCAAGAAATTCAAGTATTAATAGCTATAGAAACACAGAACAGAATAAATGCTGATCAAGTTTTACAAAACGAGATCGACGCTGAGACAACAAGAGCGGAGTTAGCAGAACAGAATTTACAAAATGAAATAAATGCTACAAATACTGCTCTTGCTAACGTATTTCCTCCCGGTGTATCTATGGATTATTATGGAGTTAATGCTCCTGCCGGTTGGTTATTGGAAGATGGTAGTGTATATAATATATCAACCTACCCGGCATTAGGTGCTCTTTTAGGTAATAGGTTTGGTGGAAATGGTACGACTACATTTGCGGTTCCTCCTTCTCTTAATCGTTTTGGTGTTACTGCTGGTTCTAGTTTTCCATTAGGGTCTATGGGTGGTTCGACTACTGCTGCATTAAATTTAACTAATTTACCAAGCCACACGCATACTATTCAACCACACGGGCATACTTCACAACCACATACCCATCAATTTTCATCGAATACTATTGGAATGAGTGTTACTGTTTCTTCGATTGGTTTTGCTGCTGGTGTAGGCGCTCCTCCTGCTGTTAATTTGAGTGGCGATATACAACCTGCAACAGTTGTTATTAATAATAGTTTAACATTAACAACTGATCCAGTGGGTGGTGGTACTCCAATTAATATTCTTCCGCCATATATCTCTCGGACGAGGATAATAAAGACATGACATCTAATTATCTTCTTCCTGCTGGTACAGTAAACAATCGTACTGCATATTTTTATGCAGACAGCACAAAACAGTTTGGCCCTATAGTTAAAAAAGTTTCAGACCAAATTTTAGTTATTTTAGATTTTACTACTATATTGGCTGGACATGTTATTGAGACATATAATTTTACTGCTGATGCCGAAACTAATCCACCGTTGTTCTTGACCGATCCAATATTAAATGCAACTGGTACTGTTCTTTCGTTTTTAATTTCGGGAGGTATTGATGGACAACAATATAACATTGTAATAGCAACTGAGATTGTCGGTTCAACAATTCCGCGGGATGATATATTAACAATTAATATGCCATCGAAATCTGCATGTGATGCATCTATACCTCCAGTTGTTAGCTTGCTACCCGGAAGTGCAGTCGTTAGTACTAATATTAGATATTTTTGGGGTCCAGACCCGCCGACTGGTCAACATGTATTAGATCAATGGTTTGATACAAATAACAATTTATTGTATGAATGGGCAACAAATGGCATCAATTATTTTTGGGAGGAGATTGGTTTTAGTAACTCTACAACTAGTTATGTTATAGATGCGCCACTTGATGGCACTCTTTACAGTCGTAGGAATGCTAATTGGATACCTGATCCTATTCAAGTTGATGCTACCTCTGATGGTAAGATATATGTCCGTAATAATGGTGGTTGGATACCTGACCCTCTTCAAGTTGACGCTCCCAATGATGGTGAAGTTTGGGGGCGGATGAACAACCAATGGGCTGTGCTTACTGAATCAGGAATAATACCGCCTTCAGGTGTTCCAGAAGCACCAATTGATAATAATATATATGGGCGTAAGAATGCTACTTGGGTAGTTATTCCTGTTCCGATACCTTTTATTTATCCGGGGAAACCGCCCGCAAGTCAAGTCATTAACGTACCAATGCCAATAGGAATTAATGTCCCCGCTAATCTTGCTGGTGCATTAGTATATGATAGTACGCAAGCAACGGCAAACGCAGCATTTACTTTGAACAAAATAAGTGCTGGAGTGACTACTGCAATAGGCACTCTGACCGTTACACCAGCAAGCCATACATCAGTTACATTGGCAGGTAGCGGAGGGATATTAGTGGTAGGCGATATACTTCAAATGGTTGCGCCAGCCACACAGGATGCAACGCTGGCTGACGTCAGCCTCACTATTTTAGTGACGAGGACGTAACGATGGCCTTCGTATTCGCTGACAGTTTTGATTTGTATCTAACCCAACAGCCCGCTAATGAGTTACTGTTGCCGGGCGGTTTGTGGAATACTGCGAACATAGGAACGGCACTTGGAGGCCCAGTTGGAACAAGATTTAATTTAGGGAAGTATTGCTCTATTGTTAAAAGCGGTATTACAACTGGTGTATTAACTTCACAGCAATGGCCGCATGGTAATACTTCAGCTACTGTTTATGTAAATTTTGCTTTCTTCCAAAATGCTCCATTTGCTACAGTTAATGATACTTTTATGACGTTGCTTGATATTGCTACTACACAAGTAACAATTCATTTTAGTGCCGTCGATCAAAATATTTATGTTCGTACTGGTGGTACTGGTGGAACTATCGTCGCTACTTTCACAAATGCATTTACACAGAATGTATGGAATCATTTTCAAATTAGGATTGTTTTTAATAATACAACGGGTGAAGTTCGTATTCGGAAGAATGGAGTGACAACTGATACTTGGGTTCAAACTGGCATCAATACGCGCGGTGGAAGTGCTAATAATTATTGTAATGGTATTCAGTTTGTTAATGGTTCCAGTACTTCTTTCTCGGGCGAGATTGATGATCTATTAATTTTTGATGATAGTGGAGCGGCTCCGAATACTTGGGTTGGCGATGTGCGAGCTTGGATTTTATCTCCTGCCGCTCCGGGATCAAATACGCAATTTACATCACAACCTACTCCTACTACTCCAATTTCGTCTACAGTGGGAACTTTTGCTGGCGTTGCAAATACTGTTCATTGGAGCGCAGCACAAGCAGCTACATATACTGGAACTGTGCCGTCATTTACTGTTACTTTACAAGCTGCTATGACCGGGCATCTTATAGCTTGCGTTTATGCAGATACGGCAGGAGCACCCGGTGTTGTTCTTGGTACTTCTACCGCAGTTACAAATCCTGCATCAGGAGTTGTTACATTTACATTTCCGACACCAGTTAATGTTGTTGCTGGAGTTAATTATCATTTTGCAATTATGGGTGATGCAGCATTTTCGCTTGCTTATAATAACAGTACTGGTACTAACTGGAATAAAACAAATACTGGCGTTACTTATCCTACATTCCCTGCTAATCCGGCTGGTGGAGTTGCTAGCGCACAATTTACTTTGACAATTAACTGGACACCAGCAAACTGGCAAAATGTCAATCAGCAAGTACAAGATGGCGACACCACAATGAACTATTCTAATATAGTTGGAGCTACCGATAGTTATCTTACTAATGGTTTACCAGTGTCACCACAATCTATTGTTGTTGCTCAGGTCAGAGAATTGGTGAGGATGTCTGATACTGGTGCAAGAACAATGCAGACTTATTTTAAGTCTGGTGCAAACGTTACTCTTGGTGCTCCAGTAATACTTGCAACATCATATCAGTATATGCCGTTTCAACAATATGCCACCGATCCAAATACAGGAGCCGCATGGACTGTATCAGGTATTAATGCTATCGAGGTTGGACTTAAGGTAGTCTCATGACCATTTATTTTGCAGGTACTGAGGATGTTGATTTTACTTTAGCAGGAACGGCTATCGGTTCAACTACTGGACCGTTTGATGCTGCATTGCGTGGTAATATACTTATGAATACTAGTAATGCAGCTTGGCCGCCTACTAGCTATGCTACCAATCCAGTTTCATTAGGCAATTTATCGTCGTTCTGGTTTCATTGTGGGTTTGTTAGTTCGGCTAGTGGAGTTGGACAGATACTTAATACTATTCCATTTGCATTTGCTGATGCTGCTGGAGTTGCGCGTCTTTTAATCCGAAACACAGGCAACGTTGGACAATTTAAAATTTCTACTCGTAATGCGGCAGGAACGATTGTTGATCTTGTTACTGGAACTAATGGAGCCTTTGGTCAAGCTGTACTTGTCAAGATAGATATTTTTGTTAACTACTCGGCTACTGGGCGCGTGATAATTTATGCTAATGGTGTTAATATTTGCGATACTGGTGCTAGTATAAATGTTACGACTGATGGCGCAACCAGTCTTAGTTTTTTCTATCTTACTCCATGTCAAACTAACGTTTCTAATAATAACTTCTCGGAAGTTATTGTTGCTGATATTGATACTCGTTCAATGAAGTTGTGGTTATTGAACTCTGCAACTTCTGGCACACTTACTCAGTGGACAGGAACGGCAACAAACGTTAATAAAGCAGTTATTGCTGATGGAACATTTGTTACTAGTCCAACTGCTGGACAAATTAATGATTATAAAACTGGCGGTATTACAGTCCCTACTGGCTCTTGGATTGTTAGGGCAGTAGTGACATCTATGCGTGCTCTTGCTTCGGTGGATGCTGGTCCACAGCATGTACAGTCAGGGTTTAACTTTAATGGTACACGCTATTGGTCTTCAAGTTATGCACCTGGGGCTGCATTCGGTAATTTTCCTAATCTAGTGTGGCCCACTAACCCAAATACAGCAGCAGCGTGGACGATAGCCGATGTGACAGCAGCTACATTTAATTATGGCGTACAGAGTATAGCTTAATGACTACCGAAGTTTCAAAAGTTAATGTTTATGCTGTTATAGATAATAATGCCGTAGAGGTTTCAAAGATTAATGTTTATGCTGTTATAGATATAGCTTTGGGTTCTACGATTGCTTATATAACCCAAGCCCAAGTAGAGGTTTGGGGGCAAGGAGCGCAAGGAGGTAATCCGAATGCTTGTGCAACTCAAATCCAAGTGGAAGTTTGGGGCGCATCGTTTATCGTTGGTAATCTTTCGGTCATCATTACTCAAGCGCAAACTGAAGTATGGACTACTACTGCTAACGTAATCCCGTCGCACATGCAACCGTATGCGATAGTCTTAGCGTAACTAACTATAGTGAGGAAAAGAACATGTCAGCTCCGTTACCCCCCAGGCCAAAAAGTGACACACCAGAAGCTAAAGAACCTGCCAATCAATACTTGTCAGAAAAGACCTTACAAGAACAGCAAGCTGGAAAGGATGCGTTGAAACTCACTAAACAGAGATTTCAAGAAGAACAAGAGGCAGGCAGAAAGGCAGTAGAAACTAACCAGCAACGAGCAAGACAAAGATAAATGTCTGTAATTACTATACAAGATTTCTCTGGTATGATGCCACTTCGGGATGGAATACTCCTTCCCGATAGAAACGCGCAGTATGCGAAAAATACATGGCTCTACAAGGGAGGCGTTAGAGGGTTTCGGCAGGCTCTTCAGGTCTACACAACTATCCATAGTGACACGCAGCAAGTGTATCGTATACCGGAAAGTGTTGCTGAACCCCCTGATTTTTCTGCTTCCAAATGGTTAGAGTTTCCTGATCCATATATGGCTGTAATACGCAACCCCGTTGTTGGGGATCAATGGAATAGGTATTATTTTTTCCCATCTGATCAGTATGCTTCAACTGGTGATAATCCAGATTGGCCTACTATAAAGCCACCTCCTCAATACAGAACATATGATCCGGCAACTAATACACTTGGGCCTATGTTGGTCATTGGTATCCCCACTCCTACTGTTGCTCCTACTGTTGTACCGGCACCAACAACCCTAACAAAAACGGCTACTGCTGCCGTTCCTGCTGGCGGCACAACATTAACTCTTAATAATACTACCGATCTTAGCGATGGCATGTCTATCACAGATAAGACTGCCACTACAGTAACACATACGACAACTGCTGCTACTAATCCAAATTCGATTACGCCGACATACTCAGCTATTACTTCTACTAGTTTAGTTCCAACTGTAATAACTCAATCAATAACTGTTGGAGCGCCTGCTGGTACTCCGTACTTAACTGTACCTAGTAGTGCTGGTATCACACAAGGTATGATACCTATAAATCCATCAAATCCATCTTCGATCCCTACTGGTACTTTCGTGAGTATTGTATCGGGAATTAATATTACTTTAAGCCAAAATATGGCTGCTCTTATACCTCCAGGTACTGCAATAAATTTCCAATCCCCTCCGCCTAATGTTTTAGTATTAAGTAATACTGCTGGTGCTACAGTTGGCATGGCAGTTGCAAATCTTTCAAACCCATCTTCAATTACTGCTGGTACTACTATAATTGCTGTTTCAGGAAGCGAAATTACTTTAAGTGCAAACGTAGCTAGTACTGTTAATGCTGGAGATGCAATACAATGTGGAGCCACATCCCCTAATACTTTAGCTATGAATAGTGTTACTGGCATTGTTGCTGGTATGACAATTACGGATGTTACAAATTCGGCAGCACTTATTGTTAATACTACAGTGGCTAGTGTATCAGGGCTTAAGGTTACGATGAGCCAAGATGTAGCTAGCAGTGGTGTTGGTGCTGGTGATAGCATCCAATTCCAAAATATAGTGTTTCCCATAGCTACACAGATTGATACTAAAGGGGTAGTAAACACAACAACGGTTAATATAACCGCGCCTACTGCTGGTGCCGGTGTGTTGGTTGGTGATCAAATTCAGTTTGATGTTACTGATATTGAGAACAGAGCATATGTTTATACATACGTTAGTGCATATGGTGAAGAGGGTGCAGCTAGTCCGCCGACAAATGAAACAGGAAATCCTACTGGTACGTGGACAATAACTATACCTGCTCCCGCTGCTGGTATTACAACCAACCGAAATTTAGCCAAAGTACGCTTATATCGTACTGTCGTTGATAGTTCTGGCAATGCATCGTACTATCAAGTGACAGAGTTTGGACCTCCGTTTCCGACCGGAGTAACTAACTATAGTGACTCGGCGTTGCCACAGGATGTCGTTTTTAATTCTCCACTGTCAAGCGAGCTTTATACAGCACCCCCCATTGATCTTCAGGGGGTAGTGATGATGGCAAATGGTATAGCCGCAGGGTGGAGTAACGAACGGGAGATATGGTTCAGTGCTGCTTATCTGCCTCACGCTTGGCCTGCTTCTTATGCTCTCACAGTGGATTATCCAATTGTGGGACTAACTGCAAATGGTGCTTCCTTAAACATCATGTGTAAAGGAACACCGTTCATTGCTACTGGTGTTACTCCTGATACGATGACTATTGGTAGAATATCATCCAATGAGCCATGTATTAGTAGGGGCAGTGTAGTGTCATCTGGTGAAGGCGCTTACTATGCTTCACCTAACGGCATTATATTGCTGAACTCTAGCGGCACTGTAAGTATAACTGAATTTGTTTATGAAAAAGAGTTTCACAATACGTTACAGCCTTGGAATTGGGCTGCTGGACATTTCGGATTAAACTATGTGGCTTTTATAAGAGGTACAGGATTAATTGATGTTGATCCTGATGGAGCAGTACTACATGGTTTTGTCCTAGATAAAGAGGACAAGAATACTTCATTTACTTATCTTCATTTTTCTACTACAGTTGAGAATATGTATTTCGATGAGATATCAGGTCAATTGTTTGAGATATTAAGTGATGGCAGAGTAATGCAGTGGAACCCACCAGTAGCTAATCCGGGTACTACTACATTATGGGATTGGACGTGGGAGTCCAAACCGTTTCGTATGGCGTTTCCAGCATCGTTCAAAGCCATTAAGATTATATTTGATGTACCGTCAGAAGTAACTATTATACCTATGACAAGAAATACTTCTCAAGATCAAGTCTTTGATCCTGCTACGCAATGGTTAATCATTAGAGTGTATGCAGATGATAGGTTTGTAATGGTAAAGGAAATACTAAGGAACGAAGAGGTTCTATTGATACCAGATGGGTTTAAGGCTACTCTGTGGGAACTTGAACTTCAAGGTCAAGTAAATGTTGTGCATCTTAAGATGGCAACGAGTGTGAAGGAGTTGAGGAAAGCTTAATGCCAGTTGCTACTAAATATCCCTCGATACCAATACACTCCGGCGATCTTAAAAGCATGGGTGATGCAGTCAATGCTATGCGTCAAACGGTGAGTTTGTTAATTGTAAATCAACAACAGCCATCACAACCGACGCTAACTAAAGCATCGCAAGTATTTGCTACTACAGACCATGTGGCACAAGCGATATCTTCAGCAAGTGTAGCAGGTCCAGCAGGTCCGCCCGGTAAAGATGGTCCGCCCGGTAAAGATGGTCCGCCCGGTCCAGCAGGTGCTCCCGGTACAGGTTTCCCTGATGCACCTATTGACGGTTTCTATTATGCGCGTTTTAATAGAACATGGAATAAAGTGCTAGGATTGAGTGGTGGTGTAATGACAGGTTCATTGACTTTAGTTAATGCTGTGTTTTCTCCTTTACCAGTTGATGCTGCTAATGATAGTGCTGCTGCTACTGCTGGCGTTCCAGTTGGTGGTGTTTATAAGAATGGTTCAGTATTGATGGTGAGGGTAACATGATCCGTATAAACGATGTTCATGCTATCAATGCTGTAGCAAGAGCGGCACGGGTACAATTCGTTCCGCATATACACCATTGTATTGCTGAGTATAACTCTCGTGATCAACTGGTAGGCGGTGTATTGTTTACAGATTGGAATTATGGTTCTGTGATTACTCATATTGCTCTAGTTCCAGTTAAAGGTCTATTGTGTAGGCAATTATTATGGTTGACATGTCAATATGGATTTAATCAATTACAGGCAAAGAAAATGATTGCTTTAGTACCAGAATGGAATATAGCTTCTCGTAATTTAGTTTTGAAGCTCGGATATAAAATAGAATATAAGATGGATGATGTATTTAATAATCCTCCTCCATTAGATAATGGTATGTACATTACAAGTATGGTGCGTCAAGATTGTAAATGGTTAAGAATGAAACCACCAGTTATAGAATTTGCTCCGCAAGAACGAATGAACCA